CAATGTTCTCTGTTCTCTCACTTCAACGAGAGTGAATGGGTTGGAAAATTACACTGCGAAAAAGAGCCAAGTAAGACCAAGTTTTACCAAACTTTTACCCCTCCATCCCCTATTTTTACAAGGAGAACATGGAACAAACCAATAAAATCAATAACTTAGCTTAAAAAAAGGAGAACATGGAGAGAACAAAAAGGAGAACACGGAAAAACCTAGTTAAAACCACGTTAAAACCGAGTTTAACTTGGCAAAACAAAATTAAAACTGAGCAAGAAGCCTTGATACCTGTTCCCTCCCCCGTTGATGTCGATCCCCCTAAAAAATAAAACTTGAGTAAAATAGTCAACTATAGAAAAACAAAAAGCCCTCCTAAGAGGGCTCGGTAAAACTAGGTTAAACCTAGTGAGCAAGGTATGAAACATTAGTAACCTTGTTATCCCAGCAAGCACGGCATGAACCACATTGACCTTGTTGGCTAGGTGCTAGGCACTTAAAACCGTCTAACTCGGTTGTACTATGTACGGTTGAGGTTAAAACATTAGCATAACCCTTGAGTGACCTCGGTAACTTAGCTGGTTGATCTTTATACATGGCTGACATACGTATAACTAGGTTCACTGGGATTGACTCGGTTTTCAAAAAGTCCTTAACAATGTCATACTCGCGGGTCGGTAACCAAAATAATGTTTGATCTAGGCGCCTTGCGATCGTTGCTATTTTTTGTAGATGTTCTACGCTTTGTAGATCCCCCGAATCATGCCAGCGAAAATAGGGTTTATTACCTATTAGCTTAACCATAGCATCGACCCATAACGGATGATTAATAGATTCAAGCCTTTTATATTGTAACGGCTCTATTGTTTTAGCAAAGCGATGATAATTACCTTTTAATGCGTAGCAATCTTCGCATACTGAGCCCTTAATGTTAGCTAGCTTCGATCCGGTTATGCATGCCTTGGCTGGTAATGAATAAGATTCACTAGGCATTTTAGATGTTTTAGTACACGATCCAGCTATGTTAATAGCATCGCGTTTTAAGAATTTAATCACTTGCATGTTATCCCTTTCCGATAATGAATGTCCTATTAAAATACGCTAAATTAGTTTATTTGTCAAGTTACAAAAAGCAAATACAAAATAAGCAAGAGGCCTTGATACCTGTTCTCTACCCCAAAAAGAAAAGGCGTCAAAAGACGCCCTCCGCTTCTAACCTTTTGTTACTAAGTCGAACCACTTCTTTTAGTTCATTTGAGTTTAATATAAGAAAGCCTCCAGGCGCGTGGTGTATATTGAATTGATCCACGGCATAGTACTCGGCATTGCCTGGTGATAACTGGACTCCTAAATCCCATACCATGTTACTTGTTAGCGCATAGTAATTCATATTAAAATCCTCCCTGTTCAAAATGTTTTGCTAACGTGTCACCGGATATATTCCTAATCCAGCCGTGTCCGAACCAGGTGCCGTCATAGTTCTTTTGAAGTGATACCATGTTCTCGCCCCAGCTTACCTCGAACTCGGTGTAACCTTGTTTTAAACCGCGCTTGATGCTTTGCATAACTTGGTTGTTACTTGGTTTACGGCCATCAAAATATTCCTCATAGATACTCATGGTTAGCTCCTTTATAAAATGATTCAAATACTTCTTGAAGTGCATAATAGATTTCGCATTGTAAATCCTCCTGGAGCGATTCATCTGCTACGTTATGAACAATTTCTCCAGCCCAGTCCCATAAACCACCGGCATATTTCTCATCGAGATCACCGCCTCGGCATTCCTCTTTTATAGCTAGTTTATGTAGGTCGATTCTATTCTTAATATATGTATTCATAATAAACTCCAGGGAGGCCTAAGCCTCCTCTGCCTCCTCGTTGGTTGTAAATGCTAGGATCTTTTGAGCTAGCGCACTTGCCTTAAGAATATTCTTAGGATCGCTTTTTAATACTTGAAGCCATGACTCGATATAACTAGCATGCTGTAATTGACCGTCGATCTTATTGTGAGCGCATAGCATAGCGCTACCTAACTCCGCTACTAACTCCTCGAACGCATAAGCCTCTGATCCGAACTTATTCTTAAAGTCGCGGTTAAGTCGTGACTCGTGGCCTGTCCAGTGTGATAACTCATGTAATGCTGTCGCATAATAATCACCAGTTGACTTGAATTGGTTACGCTCCGGGAGTTGAATATAATCGAACGTTGGAGTATAGAATGCGCGATCGCCTCCGAACTGGATACGTGCACGTTGTCTTTTAATGAATGCCTCGCATGATTCAATGGCCTCGATCTCGGTGCGCTCGGTTGATGCTGGTAACTCCAGGCCGTCGATCTGATCCGCATTAAATACAGTGTAATGCTTAAGCATTGGAATCTTTTTAGCGTCGCCTGTTACCTTATCAGTAACCTCGAGCGGACTGAAATAGATAACTGGAACTCCAACGGAACCCTTGCGCACTTGAGCGCCGATGCTTTGAGCTTGTTTATATGTTAACCAATTGTGAGTTGATCCAGGCATCATCGAGAGCTGTACGAAATTAATACCATTATAGTAACGCTTGGTTACTGGATTATATGGTGCATCGATGCCGTGTGAATGCCAGGGCTTAACCCAGGGAGCCACTCCAGCTTCTAACTGTTTAATAATGTTATCGGTTATTGTTTGAGCTATATTCATATTTGATACTCCTGTTTAGAATAGTTAATTAAATACTGCAGGATCAAGGATACATATTAAATTAATATATGTCAAGTATTATTTTACTAATTAATATAAATTATTTTACCGGCGCACCAGGATCGAGAGGCCTCCAGGGCTGGACCCCACCTATACCCCGGGACCCCAAAAATGTAGAAAGAATTATTTTTTATCATATACACTTAGATTTGCGCGAATAACTACAATAAAACTCAAAATATAGAAACACCCCCCGTGCTTAAAAAATAGGCACATAGAAAAAAATTTCTACAAAAAAATTATCAAATATTAGGGTATAATAGAACGATGCAGATTATAGATAACTTCTTACCTCAAGACTTCGCTAACCAAGTATTACAAGAGTTAAACTCAGCTAATTTCCCGTGGTACTTAAATCAATACACATCATACGAAGGGGACAACGAACCTCAGCTCGTACATAATTTTTACAACGACCAACCTTTATCAGCGTGGTATTTAAATATACATCCTATGCTTGAAGTGTTTGAAAATAAAACTGAGTACAAAATAAATAGCATAGGTAGAATAAAAGCTAATCTATTAACAAATAGAGTTATACCAAAAGAGTACGTAGAAAAAACAATTCACCAAGACACAACTAAAGATAACTATGTCTCTCTTTTATATTACGTAGATGATGCAGATGGGGATACTATATTGTACAAAGAAGATAAGAAAACAGAATTGATGAGAGTGACTCCAAAAAGAAATCGTGCAGTTATATTCAAATCAAATATATGGCATACAGGGTTATTACCTATAAAAACAAATAAGAGAAGAGTAATTAATTTTATATTAGAGATTAAATAGCTTTAGGATCGAGGCTATAAACTTCGGAATACACAGCTTTAATTTTGAGGAAGGATTCCTCATGGAGGTGAAACTTAGGATCTTTCTTTATATAGAGAGCGAGGTGAACCATTTCATGAAGGAGTGTTGCAAAGATAGTAGTGAAGTGACCACATGAACCAGAACTAATTTCAATCTGCATTTCAACTTCGTCAAAACATCCGTAAATACCAGGGTCACTAATGACTTTAAATTTAACTTTGCTAGACTTAGGCATTTTTAGTTTGTTAAATGGTGGCAGTTTGCATGCCATGTCATAGAGGTGAGCTAAGTTGGCCGAGGTTAACGTGGTTAACTTCATACAGGCATAGATAGCATAAGATAGACTAGGTAAATCACGATGCAATACACAACCGCTATTAAGATATCCGTAGAATTCAAAATGTAACTACCAAGTAAACAAGGTTAATACCAACATCAACAACAGAAACTATATCAATCTCCATAAAACCTCCTATTCTGAAACTATATTTTACCTTGTTTTCCTAAAATTCTGTGTTAAAATCCCACAAATCAGCTGCATAATATATAAAAGGTGTAAACAGCGACACATGCAAGACCAGAATATCCAAGAAAATCAACAAGATAACGCGAATAACCCCGTAGTTATCGTGCCTTCTATCGAAGAAGGTATACCTATTCCAAAAAGTTCCACAGAAGCCCTACCAAGTATGACCGTAGAAGACGAAGTTACGCTTCGTGCTACCACAATTAAAGAAATAAGTGACATAACGGGTGAAGAAATCAAGCCAGATGCAGAAAATATCAAAGAAGCAGAAGACTTAGCTCGAAAAATGGTTCAAAACCCAGGTATGAAACAAGAATTTGGGTTATACGCAAATGAAACCATGGCTTACTTAGGTGGCTTAGTAGGTTGCTACAATCATATGATAGTGAAAGACTTAGCAGATTTAAAGTTATACGTAGTAAATAGACTCGTTGACATTGTTGAAAAATCAGAAAACCCAAAAGAACAAATTACAGCGTTAAGATCCATTGGTGAAGTAGATGGTGTAGATGCATTTAAGAAGAAAACAGAAGTTGTGCATAAAATGGAGACGATGGAAGAAGTTGAAAAAGAATTATTATCGATGTTGTCCGAGCTAAAACAAAAAGCACTTATTAAACCCGCACCACAAACAGTAGACGCAGAAATTATAGAAGACGAAGATGACAGTCGTAGCGAGTAACGAAGTAAAACCAAAAATCACCGAGGAAGATATTGCACTACTAGAAGCAAGCTTCGCTGATTTAACAGATGAACAAAAGGTTAAAGCCAATCGCCTGCTCAAAGTATATAAAAAACAAATCGTACAGAAGTCAGGTAAAGAAACATTTTTAGATTTTATACAACACGTATACCCAGGTTATATTATAGGAGAACATCATCGAAAACTGGCTCAAATATTTGAAGACATCGCTAATGGTAAAAAGAAGAGAGTTATCGTTAATATTGCGCCTCGTCATGGCAAGTCCGAGCTCATATCCTACTTGGCTCCTGCATGGTTCCTTGGTAAATATCCTCACAAGAAGGTTATCATGGCATCCCACACGGCTGATTTGGCGGTTAATTTTGGACGTCGCGTACGTAATCTTGTGGGTAGTGACGCGTATAAAGATATATTTCCGCAAGTAGAATTACAAGCTGACTCGAAGAGCGCTTCACGATGGGGAACAAACTTTAATGGAGAGTATTTTGCTATTGGTGTTGGTGGTGCCCTCGCTGGTCGCGGGGCTGATCTTTTTATCATTGATGATCCACACTCAGAGCAAGATGCAAAACTTGGAAGGGCTGATGTCTTTAAGCCTGCTTGGGAGTGGTTTCAGTCTGGTCCTCTACAACGTCTTATGCCTGGTGGTTCGATCATCGTAGTGATGACTAGGTGGAGTAAATTAGATTTAACTGGTGAAATTATTAACCAGATGGTGAAGAACGATGAAGTAGATCAGTGGGAAGTGGTTGAGTTTCCAGCTATTATTGAGAATAAACAAGGTGAGATGGAGTCACTCTGGCCTGAGTTCTGGCCTTTAAAAGAGTTACTAGCTAAGAAAGCAGCGTTAGATATTCGGTATTGGAACTCGCAATACATGCAAAACCCTGTATCAGAAGAGGGTGCACTGATTAAAAGAGAGTGGTGGAAGATATGGGAAGAAGAAGATCCACCTCATTGTGAATTCACAATCATGAGTCTAGACGCGGCTCAAGAGTCTAATAACAGGGCTGACTTCAATGCTTTAACGACTTGGGGTGTCTTTTTTAACGAAGAAACCAATAATTATAATATAATACTATTAAACAGCATCAAAAAGCGTATGGAGTTTCCTGAGCTTAAAGAAATGTGTATTGAAGAATACAAAGAGTGGGAGCCTGATGCGTTTATTGTAGAAAAGAAATCTAACGGCGCTGCACTCTACCAAGAGTTCAGAAGGATGGGTATTCCTGTCGGTGAATATACGCCGGGTAAAGGCCAAGATAAAATCAGTCGTGTTAATAGTGTATCAGATTTATTTAGATCAGGCATTGTCTGGGCACCTGATAGACGTTGGGCAAAAGAAGTAATAGAGGAATGTAATGATTTTCCTAGTGGAGCAAATGACGACTTAGTCGACGCAACAACACTAGCATTAATGAGGTTTAGACAAGGTGGCTTTATTAGATTACCTAGTGATGAACCTGAAGAAATATATGGGTTCAAGTCAAATAAAAATAGATTGTATTTAGTATAAGGATTAAATTATGACAGTCAATATAGATAAAAGTGTAAGTCAAGCTCCTCAAGGATTAGAAGAGTTAGCGAGTGCTCAACCTGATTTAAGTATTGAAATTGAAAACCCAGAAAGCGTCACACTTGCTGATGGCAGTATGGAAATTACAATTACTCCAGGTAAAGAAGCTAATGATGAATTTAACGCTAACTTAGCAGAAGAGTTAGAGGAAGGACAACTTACAGAATTGTCTGGTGATCTTATTGGTGAATATGATGCCGATATTAATTCTAGAAAAGATTGGTTAACAACATACGTAGACGGATTAGAATTACTCGGTCTTAAAATTGAAGACCGCACAGAACCGTGGCCTGGGGCATGCAATGTGTACCACCCCTTGATGACAGAAGCGCTGGTTAAATTCCAAGCTGAAACTATGATGGAGACATTTCCAGCATCAGGCCCAGTTAAAACTCAAATCGTAGGTAAACAAACAAGAGAAAAAGAAGACGCAGCTGAACGAGTTCAAGAAGATATGAACTATCAGTTAACCAATGCAATGCCTGAGTACAGACCAGAGCATGAAAGAATGTTATGGGGATTAGGCTTAGCTGGTAATGCATTTAAGAAAGTTTATTATGATCCAAACTTAGAACGCCAAGTTTCTATGTATGTGCCTGCAGAAGATATCGTAGTGCCATATGGTGCATCAAGTTTAGAAACAGCTGAACGTGTAACTCATGTGATGCGTAAAACAAAAAATGAATTGCGCAAATTAATCGTTGCTGGATTCTATAGAGATACAGATTTAGGTGAGCCGTTCTTAGATGTTGATGAAGCAGAAAGAAAGATTGCAGAGAAATTAGGATTTAATCCAACAGAAGATGATCGCTATAAGATTCTAGAAATGCATGTCAATCTAGATTTAGAAAATGGTGATAGTGATGATGGTATTGCACTACCTTATATTGTGACTATTGAAAAAGGCACAGGTACAATTTTAGCAATTCGTCGTAACTGGAATCCTGATGATAAATTAAAATTAAAACGTAATCACTTTGTTCATTACGGTTACATACCTGGCTTTGGCTTCTATTGCTTCGGTTTAATTCATTTAATAGGTGCCTTTGCTAAGTCAGGTACAATGATTCTTCGTCAACTTGTTGATGCGGGTACTTTATCAAATCTACCAGGTGGACTTAAATCACGTGGTTTAAGAATCAAAGGCGATGATACACCAATCGCTCCAGGTGAATGGCGTGACGTAGATGTACCAAGTGGTGCAGTGCGTGACAACATCTTACCGCTTCCATACAAAGAACCATCACAAGTATTACAAAGTTTGATGAATCAAATCATCGAAGAAGGCAGAGCTTTTGCTAACGCAGATGGATTAAAAGTTTCAGACATGTCAGCTAATGCGCCAGTCGGTACAACATTAGCGATCCTCGAACGCACATTAAAAGTAATGAGTGCCGTACAAGCGCGTATTTACTATGCAATGAAACAAGAGTTTAAACTTCTTAAGAACATCATTCGTGATTACACTCCAGAAGAATATAATTATGACCCTGAAGTAGGTGATAGAAGAGCTAAACAAGCTGACTACGATAATGTCGATGTTATTCCAGTATCAGATCCTAATGCTGCAACCATGTCACAAAAGGTTGTTCAGTATCAAGCTGTGATGCAAATGGCACAACAATATCCACAAATCTACGATTTACCTGAACTTAATAAACAGATGTTAGAAGTATTAGGTATTAAGAATATTGGTAAGCTTATTCCAAGTGCTGAAGAACAAACACCTAAAGATCCTGTAACAGAAAATATGGCGATCATTAATGGTAAGCCTGTTAAAGCATTTATCTATCAAGATCATCAAGCACATATTCAAGTTCATATGGCTGCTATGCAAGATCCAAAAATCTTAGAATTAGTAGGCCAAAATCCTCAAGCACAAACTATTCAAGCTGCAGCGATGGCACATATTAATGAACATATTGCGTTTGAATATAGAAAACAAATTGAAGAACAACTTGGTGTACCGCTTCCTGATTTAGATGAAGTATTACCAGAAGATGTTGAAGTTGAAATTTCTAAACTCATGGCAGCTGCTGCATCTAAATTATTAGCTAAAGATCAATCTGAAGTTCAACAAAAACAAATTGAACAACAGCAACAAGATCCGCTCATCCAAATGCAACAACAAGAGTTAGCATTAAAAGCACAAGACTTACAAATCAAACAGCAAAAAACACAAGCTGATATTGAGATTGAACATGCAAGACTTGCACTTGACAAGATGCGTGTTGAGTCACAAGAAAGAATTGCAGGCGCTACATTAGGTGCACAATCTGTGAAGAGTGCTAAAGATTTAGAAGCTAAACAATTTGTCGAAGGAACTAAATTAGGTATTGATGCAGTTAAATCTAATCGTGAATTTGATATTCGTGAACAACAAGTTGGCGTTCAAGCCAAACAAGTAGAAGCGCAAAGGAATCAACAAAAACCACAGGAGTAACATATGGAACCAACGCTAGAGCTATTATTGTCTCGAATAGCTGATAGACGCAAAACAATAGAAACAGGAATTATTGATGGGGCATCGAAAGATTTCGCTCAATATCAACACTCAGTAGGCTTTATTCAGGGTCTGGCTACTGCAGAATCAATACTAAAAGACCTTGCAAAAACGATGGAGACTTATGACGATGAGTGATCAAATACTCACAATGAATAAGAATTTGGTAGATGCAAATGGTCGACCGATTGTTATTCCAAAGGTAGAAGAAGTAGAAGCAGAAAATATTCCAATTGAAGAAAGAGGATTACAACTGCCAGATCCAAAAGGCTATAGAATTTTATGTGCTATTCCAGAAGTAGCGGATACATATGAAAGTGGTCTAGTGAAAGCTGGCCAAACAAAACATGTAGAAGAACATTCAACTGTAGTACTGTTTGTAGTTAGAATGGGTGATCTATGTTACAAAGACGAGTCAAGATTCCCGACTGGTCCATGGTGTAAAGAGGGTGATTTTATTTTAACACGTGCATATGCAGGTACTAGATTTAAAATCCACGGAAGAGAATTCCGCATTATTAACGACGATACTGTAGAAGGTGTGGTTTTAGACCCACGCGGCTACACTCGCGCATAAGGAGAAATAAATGGCTACTGTAAAACAAGATGGCATTGTTTTTGAATATCCAGATGACGTTGAAATTCCGGAGAATCAGAAATCTGCTATTGAAACAGATGAAGTAGAAATTAAAGAAGCCGAGCCTAAACGAGAAGTGAAGGCAGAGCCAAAGGTTGAAGCTAAAGATTTTGACCTTGAGATAGAAGACGATACTCCTCCACAAGATAAAGGTCGTGAGCCTTTACCAAAAGAGGTAGTTGATGAAATCGAAAAAGATACGCTCGATGACTATTCTGAAAGAGTTAAACAAAGAATGGCGCAGCTTAAAAAAGTTTGGCATGACGAAAGACGTGCTAAAGAAGCTGCTGATAGAGAGCGTGAAGAGGCTATTAAATTTGCTCAAAAGATTGCAGAAGATAATAAGAAGCTAAAAGCTACATTAAGTTCAGGCGAAGCAACTTATATTGAAACACTTAAGAGTGGATTAGAGCATCAGCTTAGTTTAGCTAAACGAGAATATCGTGAAGCTTATGATTCTGGTAATACAGATCAAATTGTTGAAGCTCAACAAAAGATGAATGATGCACAGTTAAGGCTGTCTCAAGCTCAAAATTATAGACCTCAATACGAAAGTCCTTTACAAGACGAACAAAATGAGGTATATATACCACAATTACAACAACAGCCTCAAACACAAGCATTTAAGCCTGATCCAAAAGCAGCAGCTTGGCAGGAAAAAAATGAATGGTTTGGATCTGATGAAGAGATGACAAGCCTTGCATTAGGCTTACATGAAAAATTGGTTAGAAGTGGAGTAAATCCTACATCTGACGAATATTACCGTCGTATTGATAGTACGATGCAAAAACGATTCCCAGAATACTTTGGGGATGCAACGCTAGACGAGGAAACACCCGCCCAGCGCACAAAACCTTCGACTGTAGTTGCCCCGGCAACGCGTAGCACCGCGCCTAAAAAAGTGCGTCTGACGAAGACACAAGTAGCGTTAGCCAAGAAATTTGGTCTAACACCGGAGCAATATGCAAGAGAAACTTTAAAATTGGAGAACGCAAATGGATAACAGAAAAGATCGTGAACAAGAAACAAGAAGTGAGTTTGTAAGACCAGATAGCTGGAAACCTGCATCATTACTACCTGAATTTAAGAAGGTACCTGGTTGGGCTTATCGTTGGATTAGAACTAGCTTGTTAAACGAAGCTGATAACCTAAACGTTTCTACAAGAATGCGTGAAGGATGGGAACCCGTTAAATTAGCGGACCACCCTGAAATGAAGTTAATGGTCGACCAAAACTCCCGTTTTAAAGACGGTGTAGAAATTGGTGGATTATTACTTTGCAAGATCCCAGAAGAGTTCGTTACTCAACGTAATGATTATTACATTAATCAGGCTAAGCAACAAGAACAAGCCGTTGATAACAGCTTTATGAAACAGAATGATCCTCGTATGCCATTGTTTGCGGACAAGAAGTCATCGACATCATTCGGTAAAGGCAATTAATATAAATATTTAAGGAGATTACTATGGCTTATCCATCAGTTACCGCTCCCTACGGCTTTAAACCAATCAACCGTTTTGACGGCATGCCATATGCAGGTGCTACTAATCAGTACCCTGTTACATCTGGTCAAGCTGTTTACAATGGTCAAGTATTGGCTTTCGTCGCAGGCGGCACAGTACAATCTGCTGCAGACATTCACGGCACAAGCGTTTACGCTGTCGGTGTTTGTGTAGGTGTACAATATACAAATTCATCTGGTCAAACAGTGCAAGCTCAATATGCACCAGCAACAGGCGTAACTAACGTTATTGCTTATGTTGTTAATGATCCAGCTGCTGAATTTAAAGTAGCAGTTACAGGCAATAATCAAACGATTACTCCAGTAGCAGGTACTATTTTAAATACAAACGTTAAAGGTGTTGCAGGTACAGGCAGTGCTTCAACAGGTAATATCAATTCATCTGTTGATGGTACTTCTGCTGCTGCTGACGCAACATTCTTATTCAGAGTGACTGCTCTTGTTCCTGAAACTGTCGATCCAACTACTGGTTATTACTCAGAAGTTATCGTTAAGTTTAATGGTACATGGCATCAACAACTTAACACACTTGGCACTGCCACAGCTTAACTAAGGAGAAAATAACATGGCAATTTCACGCGCACAGCTCCTTAAAGAGCTATTACCAGGACTAAATGCATTATTTGGTCTAGAATACAAACGTTACGGTGAAGAACATAAAGAGATTTATGAAACAGAATCATCAGAACGTTCATTCGAAGAAGAAACAAAACTTTCAGGTTTCTCAGCAGCACCAGTCAAAAACGAAGGCACTGCAATCGCTTATGACAATGCTCAAGAAGCTTGGACAGCTCGATACAATCATCAAACTATCGCTCTTGGCTTCAGCTTAACTGAAGAAGCTGTAGAAGATAACTTGTATGACACATTATCAGCACGTTACACAAAAGCTTTAGCTCGCGCTATGGCTTACACAAAACAAGTTAAAGCAGCTGCAGTATTAAACAATGGCTTCAACACTTCTGGTTCTTACAACGGTGGTGATGGCGTTTCATTATTTAACACAGCTCACCCACTTGTTAATGGCGGCTCAAACAGCAACACTCAATCAACTCCAACAGACTTAAATGAAACTGCTCTTGAAAATGCAGTTATTCAAATTGCTGCTTGGACTGATGAGCGTGGTCTCTTGATCGCTGCTCAACCACGTAAATTAGTTGTTCCACCAGCATTGCAATTCGTTGCAACTCGCTTGCTAGAAACTGAATTACGTGTATCAACAGCTGACAATGACATCAACGCGATTAAGAACAACGGTTCTATCCCAGAAGGTTACACAATTAACCACTTCTTAACAGATAGCAACGCTTACTTCTTAACAACTGATGTTCCTAACGGCATGAAACACTTTGAACGTATTCCATTATCAACATCTATGGACGGTGACTTTGATACAGGTAACGTACGTTACAAAGCTCGTGAACGTTACAGCTTTGGTTGGTCAGATCCTCTCGGTATGTGGGGTTCACCAGGTGCTTAATTAGCAACTGGCTACGTACTACTAAAAGGGCTTACTTAAAACGTAGGCCCTTTTTCTTTACCCTGTTTTCATGGTTTTACGTAAGAATTAAAGTCAAAAAAGTAATATATTGACAACTGTACACATGGTGTGTACGAAAATTTTAAGGAGAATTACTATGTCAAAATGGACAAAACCAGCAGCAACTGAAATGAGATTTGGCTTTGAAGTGACTATGTACGTGATGAATAAGTAATAAAAAACGTACGACTGAGACCCCTAGAAATAGGGGTTTTCTTTTTATTCTGTGCTATAATGCTTGCAAATAGTATCAATTCAGGTATTATTTGGGAATCCGGGTTACCCGGCTTATCAGACTGTCCCGGCAGACGCATACAAGACGGATAAGCTTAACTTTGTATGAAGGAAAAATATCATGGCATTAACAACGTTTAGCGGCCCAGTGTCGTCTCAAAATGGCTTTATTGGCGGTACAGCTACAAGCCCAATCACAGTAACAACAGCACAAAATATCAATGCATCTTACGGTACAACATCTGCTACAACAGGTGATACTCGTTTAATGTATGACAAATTAACATTTACAGCAGCAGGTTCTGGCGAAACATTAAGAGCTTTCTCAGTAGTTACTACAACTACAGCAGCTGTAGGTGGCACAATCAATGGTGCTCATATTTCTTTAGAAGTAGATGGTTCAGGTAAGATTTCTGGTGCAGGTAATGCAATCAGAGCTACTTTAGGTGGTACACAAACAGCTCAAACAGGTACACTATCAGTTATTCAAGCTGATACAAACTTTGGTGCAGGTGTTACAGTTCCAGCTACAGCATCATTTATTAGAGTAACAGATTCTGGTGCTACTACAGGTGCTATTACTAACCTCTTTAACTTACCTTCAGCATTAGTTCCAGCTAAGACAGCAGCGGCAGTGACTCATACAATCAAGATTATGGTTGGTAGCACTCCTTACTACTTAATGGTTTCTAACGCACAATAATGGAAATTACAAAAGAGTTTCTTTTGTCTGAGATCAAGCGTCTTGAGGCAGAGCGTAATCAAGCATCTAGTTTTGTTACAGCATCTCAAGGCGCCATCGATGCATATACTGCATTAGTGGAAAGATTAGATACAGAAGAACCACAAGGGGAATAAATTATGATGCAAACCGATGTACTAGTAACGCAACCACTAGGCTCAAGTAATACATTTAAGACTCAACAAGCTACTGTATTAGGTCCTTGCCGTATCAAAGCTATTTACGGAACTTCTGCAGCTCTTGCAGGTACTGTAGTTTTATATGACGGATCAAATACAAGCGGTATTCCATTAGCTACAGTTAGTACTCCAACAGCGGCTAATCAAGGCACTTACTATCTCTTACTTCCAGGTGAAGGTATTAGAGCACGTACAGGTGTTTACGCTGCTATTACTAACGTTGATTCAGTGATGTTAATTTATGGCTAGTAAGAAAAAAGGTCCAAGCTTAGCAGTTGGACGTGGTGAGAAGCTCCCTGTATCAAAAGGTGCAGGTCTTACCGCTAAAGGTCGTGCTAAATATAATGCTGCAACAGGATCAAATTTAAAAGCACCGCAACCACAAGGTGGCCCTCGTAAGAGATCATTTTGTGCACGTATGTCTGGTATGCCAGGTCCTATGAAAGATGAAAAAGGTAGACCTACTCGTAAGGCTGCTTCTTTAAAAAGGTGGAATTGTAAATGAGTACAGAACGCGAATTAGCTGAACACGGTGTAGAAATTAAACATATTCAAACAGATGTGGATACTCTCATGGAAGATATGAATGAATTGAAAAAAAGACTTGATGCCATTGAGAACACACTTAATGAAATCAAAGGTGGTTGGAAAGCGTTTATATTTATTGCAGGTGTTGGATCAGCAATTATTAGTTGGATAGTGACACACTGGCTTAAATAGGAATTAATATGAAAGCTTTTATAGAAAGGGTCTTTATGGCTAAGAAAAATAAAAAACAAGAGGAATTACTTGATGAAACAATTACTACAGAAGTTACAGAGCAAGCTACAGAAGCTGCTATCGAAGCTATTGAAGTAGAAACTAAAGTAGAAGACAACGAAGAATTTCCAAATTTTATTGATAGAAATAAGAAAGATTAGTATGCCTAGTGTATCTAAAAAACAACATAATTTAATGGCAGCCGTAGCTAAAAATCCTGCGTTTGCTAAGAAAGTTGGTATCAAACAAAGCGTCGGTGAAGAGTTTCTTTCTGCCGATAAAGGTAAAAAATTTAAAGGAGGCGGTATGGCTAAATCAGATATGAAAGAAGATACAAAAATGGACATGGCTCAAGATAAGGCTATGATCAAAAAAGCATTCAAACAACATGATGCTCAAGAACACAAAGGTAGCAAAGGCACTAAGTTAACACTTAAAAAAGGTGGTATGTGTAAAGGCTATGCAGAAGGTGGTCGTCTAGCTTCTAAAGGTGAACATCCTGTTCAAACTAAATCAAAACGCGGTGCTAAATTATATGCACGTGGCGGTGGTATTGAAGTTCGTGGTAAAACTAAAGGAAAGATGTGTTAATCATGGCAGATCCAAACCAACAAGCAGCAGATAGATTAAAAAAAGAAACTGAAGCAGCTCAAAAAGCACAAGCAGAGAATGCTGAAAAAACTTGGCAAAATTTACATGAAGGTAAAATCCAGCCTCCTACAGAAAATGATATGGGCCCATTACCAACTAAAAAACCTGCTAAGAAATATGCTAAAGGTGGTAAAGTTTCTCAATTAGCTAAAGCTAACGGTATCGCAGTTCGTGGTAAATCAAGAGGACGTATTATTTAATGAGAGCGAGTAGAGGTATGGGCGCAATTAAGAAAACTAAAATACCTGGTGCTATGCCAAGTAAGATGCCTGCTAAAAAGATTATTCATCGTAAAGATGATCCTAACAAAGTAGAACTATATAAAAAAGGTGGTTCTGTAGGATTATATGCAAATATAAATAAGCGTAAAGAAAAAGGTATTTCTAGATCAAAATCAAAATCTACCATTACGCCAGAAGCATATGCAAATATGAAGGCAGGATTTCCTAAAGGAAAAAAATAAATGGCTGAATTAACTTCAGGTACCTCGACCTTTAACTTAGATTTAAATAACTTAGTTGAAGATGCGTTTGAACGTTGTGGTCAAGAGTTACGTACTGGGTACGACTTAAGAACTGCACGTCGTTCACTTAATATTATGACAGCTGAATGGGCTAATCGTGGTATTAATATGTGGACCATTGAACCAGGTCAAATCACGTTAAATCAAGGTCAGATTATGTATCCATTACCTGTGGATACGATTGATTTATTAGATATGGTAACCCGTACAGGTTCAGGTTCTACTCAACAAGACATTAATATTAATCGTATTTCTGAATCTACGTATCTTACAATCCCTAATAAAAATGCTACAGGTCGTCCTATCCAAGTATGGATTAATAGACAAAGTGGTATGACAAGTCCTACGGATCTTTTATTAGCAGAAACTTTAACTGCTACTGATACAACTGCAGACGATACTATAACTCTTTCTTCAACTGTGGGCTTAGCTCAATTTGGTTTTATTAAGATTGGCGAAGAAACGATTCAATATGGTGGTATAAGTGGTAACACAATTACTGGATGTATCCGAGCTGTAAATAATACGGCCATCGCGTCACATGCAATCGGTGCTAAAATCTATGTGCAAAACTTACCTACAGTGAATGTATGGCCAGCGCCTGATCAAAGCAACTTTTATCAATTTGTATATTACAGATTAAGACGTATTCAAGATGCAGGTAATGGTCTAACGATTGAAGATATTCCGTTTAGATTTATTCCACCTATGGTGGCAGGATTGGCTTACTATTTAAGTTTAAAATTACCAGGTGCAGAACCAAGAATACAGATGTTAAAGGCAGCTTATGATGAGTCATTCCAGTTAGCTGCAGATGAAGACCGTGAAAAAGCATCAGTTCGCTTCGTACCTAGAGATATGTTCTATTATAGAAACTAGTCATGGGAACCAAATACGCTAGTGGTAAAAATGCGATTGCCCAGTGTGATCGCTGTAACTTTAGATATAAATTAACCGAGTTAAAACGATTGGTTATTAAGACCAAAAATGTTAATATACTCGTATGCAAAACTTGCTGGGAACCAGATCAACCTCAATTAAGTCTTGGTCTATATCCAGTTTATGATCCACAAGCTATACGCGATCCAAGACCTGATAGCCCAAGTTATTATCAGTCTGGTTTAGATGGATTACAAGCAGAAGCAGGTACCGGAGTTTCACCACTACAAACTGGTGTTCCACTATTGGGTAGTAGAATTATTCAATGGGGATGGAATCCTGTAGGTGGTTCAAGAGCAAACGATGCTGGATTAACGCCTAATGATCTAGTTGCAATAGGTAATGTAGGCACAGTAACAGTAACAACAACATAAGGAGAAGTATATGGCATATAGATCAGCAGCTGACGGTATTACTAAAAAAGGTAAAACCAAAGGTCGTAATTTAGGTGATGATGGTGCTAAGGTAGCTATTCAAAATGGTCCAAAAGAATCAGGTAGCAAAGGTGGTAAAACTAATGCTGACATGAAAAAAATGGGTCGTGGTTTAGCTAAAGTCGCAGCACAGAAAAAAGGATAATTAACATGGCAGAATATAAACAGCCCGTAAATGTACCTAATGCAGATATTCATTTTAGTGAAGATCCTAATAAACTAAAGTCACAACAGATTAGCCCAAAGACAGGCGTACAACGTGTAAGCGTAGGCGATCCTGCTCGTGCTATTAAAACAGACGGTATTACAATCCGTGGTTGTGGTGCAGCTACAAAAGGTACTAAAGCTCGTGGCCCTATGGCGTAATAAATGAACTATACACAGCTAGTTAACGAGATACAAAGCTACACTGAGAATACGTTTCAAACAGCGGATATAAATACTTTTATAACCCAAGCAGAACAACGTATCTATAACTCAGTGCAGCTTCCTGCTTTGCGTAAGAATGTAACAGGTACATTAACTGCAGGTAATAAATATTTAGCGATACCTACTAATTGGTTATCTACGTTTAGCTTAGCCGTGATCAATGCTGCTAACGAGTATAATTACTTATTAAATAAAGATGTGAACTTTATTAGACAATCGTTTCCAGATACGGATTCAGATTTTTATGGTGAACCTCAATATTATGCAGTGTTTGATAATTCTGCGTTTATCGTAGGCCCGACACCTGATGCTAGTTACAATGTTGAACTACATTATTTTTATTATCCTGAGTCAATTACGACAGTGGCTGGAGGACAAACTTGGTTAGGTGATAACTTTAGTTCTGTTCTTTTATACGGTTCATTATTAGAAGCTTATACCTATATGAAGGGTGAGCAAGACGTTATAACTGAGTATCAAAAACGTTATGATGATGCGATGCAATTATTAATTCAACTTGGTGATGGTAAGAATAGACAAGATGCTTATCGTTCTGGTCAAGTTAGGGTTCCAGTTAGAACATGATATTAGGACAAGCACAAACCACGACCTTTAAACTTAATTTATTACAAGGTCTAGAGAATTTTACAGGCACATCGCCTTATACATATAAGATTGCTTTGTATGATGCAACGGCTACTATTAATAGCGAAACTACTGCATATACAACAGACCATGAAATTACGGGTACAGGCTATGTTGCTGGGGGTAAAGTTTTAACTCCTACGATTGGTAGTGATACAAGTAATAATACAGCCTATGTGACGTTCGCTAATGTGACATGGAGTCCTGCAAATTTTACCGCTGCTGGCGCTTTGATATATAATAGCACTACAAATGCATCAGTCGCAGTATTAAATTTTGGTGGAGAAAAGGTAGCGACATCCACTTTTACAATCCAATTTCCTACAGCAACTTCAACCACTGCTGTATTAAGAATTAACTAAAGGAGTAATTATGAGCAATATAGACAAATTTGGAATGGGTGATTCAGTAGACGCATCCGTGACAAGAAACGCAGGGTCAGCTGATCAAGTTGGTCTTGAAGGTCATTACACATTTACTTGCTATGATAAAAATGGCAATATCAAATGGACTGATGGCTTTGACAATTTAACAACAAATGTAGGCCGTGAAAACTTACTAGATTCATACTTTGCTAACACAGGTGGCGGTGCAGTTGTTATGGGTCTTATGACTAATAATGGTTCTAGTACTTCAACACCAGCATATACAGATACACAAGCATCTCATGCAGGATGGTATGAAGCAGGATCAGCACACGCACCTACATATTCAGGCAATAGAAAAACACCATCATTTAGTGCAGCTACGAATGCTAACCCATCAGTATTATCTACAGCAACTGCCGTAGTATTTTCAATGACAGGTTCTGGCACTGTAACAGGTGCATTTATTAATGTTGGTGGTTCATCATCTATTGATAATACGACAGGTACATTGTTCTCTGCAGGTAACTTTACTGCTGGATCTAAAACTGTAACATCTGGCGATACAATTAACGTAACATATACTTTATCAGCTGCAGGCTAAGGAGTCCTAAATGGCTCTAGTGGTCTATGATCGTGTCCAGGAAACCACGACTACATCGGGTACAGGTTCAGTAACCTTACTCGGTGCAGTTAGCGGATTCCAATCGTTTGCTGTTGTTGGAAATGGCAATACTACCTATTACACTATTACAGATGGTGCTAACTGGGAAGTAGGTATTGGTACATATTCAACTTCTGGTCCTACACTAGCCCGTACTACTGTTCTATCTAACTCATCAGGTAATACTTCTCCTATTACATTGTCTGGTGGATTAGCTCAAGTCTTTCTTACATACCCCGCTGAAAAGTCGGTTAACCTAGATAGCTCTGGTAATGTTACTCCTTTAGGTACCATTGCGTCTGGCACTTGGCAAGGAACTACGGTTGGTGTTTCTTATGGCGGTACAGGTGTAACGACTTCATCAGGAGCTAATTCTGTAGTATTACGAGACAGTAATGCTAACATTGTATATAACAATACTATTCCTGGTTGGACTTCTACTGTTTCAGCTGCTGGTACAACAGTTCTTACTGCGGCGTCTACTTATTTCCAAAGATTAACAGGATCTACTACTCAAACCTTTCAATTACCTGATGCTACTACGTTAACTGTTGGCACATCATTTTTATTTGATAATGATTCTAGTGGTAATTTATACATAGTTAATAATGGTAGTGGTGCGATTGATACTGTTGCTGCAGGCGGTTATGCTACTGTATTCTTAGAATCATCTAGTACATCAAATGGTGTATGGGGTAGATTTGGCTCATTACCTAGTGAAGTTAATTGGGGTACATTATCTGCTGATTTAGGCGGAGCTATAGTATCTAATGCTACATGGCAAGGTACAACAATTGCTACAGGTTATGGTGGTACAGGGCTAACATCATTTACTTCTGGTGGAGCTTTATATGCAACATCAACTTCTGCTTTAACAAGTGGAACACTTCCAGCTTCAGCTGGTGGTACAGGAAATAGTTCTTATACAACTGGTGACTTGTTATATGCATCCGGCACTTCAACATTATCTAAACTAGGTATTGGTACCAATGGATATGTTTTAACGTCATCAGGTTCAGGTCCTCAATGGACTGCGGCTACAAGCGTTGGTGTCACATCAATTAGTTTTGGTTCTACAGGGTTAACACCATCAACAGCAACACAAGGTGCGGTTACAGTAGCAGGAACTTTAGCAATAGGTTATGGCGGTACAGGACAAACTACAGCGTCTGCCGCATTTAATGCATTAAGCCCTATTACAACTACAGGTGATTTAATATTAGGTAATGGTACTAATAGCGCTACAAGATTAGGTATAGGTGCTAATGGTTATGTATTAACTTCTAATGGTACAACAGCTTCTTGGGTAGCTTCATCTTCTGGTGTTACGATTACTAATGATACATCTACTGCTACAGCAATTTACCCAACATTTACAAGTGCTACATCTGGATCTGTATCAGGTCTTAGTGTTACAAGTACTAAGTTAAACTTCACACCATCGACTGGTGCTTTAGCGGCACCTGAAATTGTAGCTTCAAATGGTATGTTAGTTCATAGTTCAACTGTATCAACAAGCTATTCTATACCTGCGGGATCTAACGCAATTGCAGCTGGCCCTATGACTGTAGCTTCTGGTGCAGCGGTAACAATACCTTCAGGATCTCGTTGGTTGGTGTTGTAACATGTTTGGTTTATCGACCTTTGCTCAAGCACCTTTTGCTTCACTAGGTGGAACAAAGTATGATGTAGCAGTAACTGAAAGTTATAGTTTAAGTGATATATATGCTATATCTAAAGTTGATTATGCTGGGCAAGTTGATGAGGCATTTACAGTTAATGATGATTCTCCATCTAATTTTAATTTCTTTGTAGCTACTGATGATTCAGTTAATATTGATGCAGAAACTACAGCTACTTGGAATACATATGCTGCAAATGATGAAAGTTTAGCGCTTACTACAGAAGAGTATGGTGCTTGGGATACAAGTGCTAGTGTAGCGGAATTATTCCCACTAAGCGAAGTTGTATCAACTTTAGTTAAATTTACAGCTGAAACCGATGAAACTTCTACATTAGATACAACTGAGAATGCTAATGCTGGCTTTGTAGGATTAGACGAAGAAACAATAACATTAACTACAACAGAAGCAGCACAAGCTGACTTTGCAGGAATAGAAGCTGAAGCAATTACATTTACAGATACTGAAGATGCTCAAGCTGACTTTGTAGGCGCTATTGATGAAAGTGCTACATTTACAGATGAAGAAATAGGTAATGCTGATTATTATGATGTAATTGATGATACGATTACTTTATCAGATGTTTATGAAGCAGGATTTGTATTCTATGTTGAGGTTGACGAATCAGCTACTTATACAGACGATACAAACGCATCTTTTGCTTATAATGTAACAATTGTCGATAATGTAGGTATTACAGATACTTATGTAGTAGTAGCTAATTTTAACCCTACTGTAGCAGAAGCTATAACTTTAGTAGATTCATTATGCTATAACGGCTGGTTTAAAGTCGACGATAGTCAGTCTGCTGGATGGACAGGAATAACAACACCTACTGGCGTATGGGTAGATGTAAACGATGCTCAAACACCAAGTTGGAACGATATTGATACAAAACAACCTTGTAGTTAAGGTATAATACGGAAATATAAAAAGGACGATTTATGGCAAGCACCTATTCAAACCTAAAAATAGAGCTCATCGGGACAGGCGATCAGTCTGGTACCTGGGGTACGACTACGAATACCAATTTAGGTACAGCGATTGAAGAAGCTATTACAGGCTCAGCTGACGTATCTTTTTCAAGTGCTGATGTAACGCTAACCCTCACTAATACTAATGGTTCTCAAACTGCTCGTAATTTAAGACTAAGACTTACTGGTACTTCTGGTGGTGCTCGTAATTTAACCGTGCCAGATATTGAAAAATTCTATTTAGTTGCTAATGAATTAGCAGACGATGTTACTGTTAAAAATTCAACTGGTACAACTTATACCATTCCAGCAGGAACTACAGGCCAAGTATTTAGTACAGGCGCTGGTATTAAATCCACACTAAGTTTCTTTGAAGGTGAGATTCTATCAAGTGCTGCGTATATATTAGGCGGGGATATTGAGAATACACCTATAGGTTCTATCACTCCGTCAACAGGTGGATTTACTACATTAAATTCTACAGGTGGTGCTTTAAACGGTTCTATTGGCGCTACAACTGCTAATACTGGTAAATTTACAACATTACAAACAACAGGTAATGTAACACTAGGCGATGCTTCATCTGACACAGTTACCTTCAATGCAGGTACAGCGGTTATACCTAATAACTTAATATTTAGTGGTACAGGATCTATCACTCTACCAACAGGTACTACCGCAGAAGAACCTGGCACACCGACTGCAGGTATGGTAAGATTTAACACAACGACAAATAAATTTGAAGGTTACGATGGTACCTCTTGGGGTCCATTAGGTGGCGGTAATAAAACTGATACAGGTCTATGGCAAAATGCATATACAATTACAGAAAACCAATCTATTTCAACTGGCTACAATGCATCAAGCGTTGGCCCAATCACAATCAACTCAGGTATCTCTGTCACAGTGCCAACTGACAGTACTTGGTTAGTATTATAATTAGGAGAACACAATGGCATCAACGATAAATGCAATCACAACAGGAGCTGGTGGTATAGTCACAACGGGTGACTCATCAGGACAAATAGGACTTCAATCAAATGGATCTACAGTAGCTACTTTAACTTCTACTGGACTTACAATTACTGGTGCATTATCAGCTTCTGGTCAATTAAATCTTCCTACATGGACTACAGGTACACGTCCTTCAACACCTCCAACAGGTACAACTGGATACAATACAACAACTAATCAAATTGAAGTTTACAATGCTACATATTCATCATGGGCTAATGCTGGTACTTCAGGTGCATCTGGTACAGCAACTTATTTAGTCGTTGCTGGAGGCGCTGGTGGAGGATCAACACAAGGCGGAGGTGGCGGCGCTGGTGGTTATATTACTGGATCATTTACTATAAATTTAGGATCAGGAACTGTTTATACAGCTGTCGTTGGAGCTGGTGGTTCTGGAGCAACAAGTAGAAATGCTGCATCTTCTTCTGGATCAAACTCAACATTTACAGGCGCTACTACCGCAGTAGGTGGAGGTGCTGGAACATCATTTGGTGCTGCTGGAGCTACTGGAGGTTCTGGAGGTGGAGCAAGTGGTGGATTCGGTACATACTCAGGATATGCAGGAACTCCTGGACAAGGTAATAGTGGTGGATTTAGTACTAACTATAGTACATATGGTTTAGGTGCTGGAGGCGGTGGAGCATCAAGTAACGGAACTAATGCTGCTCCTGGAGGTTTAGTAGCACCAGCTGGTGCGGGTGGAACAGGAACTTCTAACTCTATTACTGGCACACCTGTTGGTTATGCTGGAGGTGGTGGCGGAGGTGGAGACATAAGAGCGCCATTAAGTACAGCTGGAGGAACAGCGTCTAGCGGAGGTGGTGCAGGGGGATCTGGACCATCAAATGCAGGAACTGCAGGAACTGCAAACACTGGTGGCGGCGGTGGTGGCGGTGCATTTAGTAACCCAGGAGATGGACCAGGAGGTAATGGCGGTTCAGGTGTAGTTATTCTTTCAGTACCTACTGCAGTATACTCAGGTACTACAACAGGTAGCCCAACAATTACTACATCAGGTTCTAATACAATTATCAAGTGGACCTCTGGTTCAGGTACATACACAGCTTAAGGATAAACTATGTCAAGCATTTTACTTAACGGAGATACATCAGGTACCTTAACACTGACAGTGCCAGCAATAGCGGGCTCTAATACCATCACACTGCCAGCAGCTACAGGTACGATTATCACAACAGCGTCAACATCAAACATACCTAATACTGTCAACTGGACCACAGTGCAAACATCAAGTGTGAACCCAGCAGTAGCAGGTACAGGCTACCCAATGAATACGACGTCTGGTACATTATCTGTAACACTTCCAGCATCTCCTACAGCAGGGCAAATTATTTCTATTCTTGACTATGCAGGAACGGCAGCTACAAATAATATTACAGTTAATCCAAATGGTAATAAATTACAAGGTTCTACAGGTACAGGCATAATTAGTACAAACCGTACTTGCGTAAATTTAGTTTATGTAGACTCAACTCAAGGTTGGTTATATTATTCCGATGTTTACTCTTCAGGAAACCCTTCTCCTGTTCAATACACAATTACATATTTATCCGTAGCAGGCGGCGGTGGCGGTGGTCAAGGAGGTAACTTTTGGGTTGGTGGTGCTGGTGGCGCTGGTGGATTAGTATCTGGTTCATTTTCTGCAACAGCAGGAACAACTTATTCAGTCACTGTAGGTGGCGGAGGTGCTGCAGCTAGTGCAGGTGGTTCTTCAACTTTAACTGGAGTTACAACTGCAGTAGGTGGAGGTGCTGGTGGTGCTAATAGTGGTGGTGCTTCTGGAGGATCAGGCGGTGGTGGATCTGGTCAAAACGGTGGTACTGCTGGTGGATCTGGTACTCCAGGTCAAGGTTTTGCAGGTGGTACAGGTTATCCAGGTTCTCCTTCTTTTGCTAGTGGTGGCGGAGGCGGTGCAGGTGGAGTTGGATCTAATGGTCCTTCATCTGGTGGTGCTTCTGGTGGAGTTGGATCAGCTTCTTCAATTACAGGTACACCTGCTTTCTATGCAGGCGGAGGTGGCGGAGCATCTAACGTAAACCCACAAGGTACTGGTGGTAGTGGAGGTGGTGGTACAGGTTCACAAGGTGGTACAGGTTCTGCAGGAACTGCTAATACTGGTGGTGGCGGTGGTGGTTCTGGAGGAGGTACAGGTTCTACTGGCGGTTCAGGCGTAGTTATTTTATCCGTACCTACTGCAAACTATACTGGTACTACAACAGGCTCTCCTACAATTACAACATCAGGTAGCAATACAATTATTAAATTTACTTCTGGTTCAGGAAGCTACACAGCATAATGGCAAAGTTTGGTATAGCAGGAGATACGTCTGGTGTTATAACAGTGCAAGGTCCAGCAATTGCAGGATCAAACACATTAACATGGCCAGCAGAAACAGGTACTGCGGTTTTAAGTAATTCATCAACCATGCCAAATACAATTGCATGGAATACAACACCGCAAACAACTGGATTTACAGCTACTGCTAACGCAGGATATTTTTGTAATACAACAAGTGCAGCGTTTACAGTAACACTACCAGCAACTCCAACTCGTGGTCAGTTTGTAGTCATTGTTGATTATGCAGGAACTGCAGCTACTAATAATATAACTGTGGCAGGTAACGGTGCAAATATTAATGGCACCTCTGGTAATGCAACTTTAAAAACAAACCGTCAAGGTATTACACTAACTTATATTGATTCAACACAAGGTTGGTTAGCTTCAAGTAACGTTTATGGTGGATCAACGCCTTTTACACAGCCCTATTCAATTTCTTATTTAGTTGAAGCTGGTGGTGCTGGCGGAGGCTCATGTACAACTACTGGATTTCCATATGCTGGTGGAGGCGGTGGAGCTGGTGGATTACTAACAGGAACTGCATCATTTACGCCAACGCAAGTTTATACAATTACTGTGGGTGGTGGTGGTGCGGTAAATACAAATGGTACAAACTCTGTATTATCAGGATCAGGCGTTACAACCCAAACTGCCGTAGGTGGGGGTTATGGAGGTAATAATGGACCTGGTTTTAATGGTGCTTCAGGCGGTTGTGGCGGTGGCGGTGGAGCTGCTCAACCTGGTACTTTTGCTACTGGTGGTGCTGGTACGCCTGGTCAAGGATATGGTGGGGGTAATGGTGGCGGTGTTTCATCTAACTCATCAGCAGGTGGCGGAGGTGGTACAGCGGCAGCGGCATTAAATGCTTCAGATAATAATCCAACAGCAGGTGGTGCAGGTGCTGCTTCATCTATTACAGGAACTCCAGCTAATTATGGTGGTGGTGGCGGAGGTGGATCTGAAACTGCTACTGCAGGTGCTGGTGGTGCTGGTGGTGGCGGTGCTGGTGCTGGTGGTAATGCAACTGCTAATACTGGTGGCGGTGGCGGTGGAGGCCGTAGAAATAGTGGTACTGGAGGTACAGGTGGTTCTGGTGTAGTTGTTCTTTCTATTCCAACTGCTAAATACACAGGTACAACCACTGGTTCACCTACTGTAACTACCTCTGGGTCAAATACTATATTAAAATATACAGCTTCAGGAACTTACACAGCATAGGGTATAATTATGGCAAAGATGACTATAGAAGAATTAATTAAAGAATTTAGTAACGAACAAGGTTTTCAATTTGGTATTGACATTGTGATGAAGTCATTACGACCAGGTGCACTTTACGGCTTATCAGCCTCTGGAGGTACTTTTGAAATCGTATCGTGGGATGAGTCAAACGAATTACCACCACCATCATCACAAGAAATACGAGATGAATATATTCGTCACCAAACGATTCGTGAATTTATAGATATGTTAGAAGCAAATAAAAAGAATAAAAAAACTAGGGTCAGGAAAGCCGCATGAGCTTAGGTATATCTAGTACTGGTGGAATGACTTTACCTACATGGACATCGGCAACTCGCCCATCTACACCATCTGCAGGCCAAACAGGATTTAATACATCTTTAAATTCTTTAGAAGTATATAATGGGTCATCTTGGATTATTACAGCTACAGCCCCTACCTATACAGCTTCTTATTTAGTAGTTGCTGGTGGAGGGGGTGGTGGTAATAATGGAGGTGGCGGTGCTGGTGGTTATTTAACTGGAACTATGACTTTAAATGCCGGTATTATTTATACAGCTACAGTTGGAGGTGGAGGAGCTGGATCACCACAACAAGTTAATGGAGCAGGTACAAAAGGCACTTCAGGAAATGATTCATCTATATCAGGCTCAGGATTGACAACTATTACATCAACTGCTGGAGGTTATGGTGCGGGGGGTGATACAAATAATACAGGAGGTTCTGGAGGTTCTGGAGGTGGTGGTGCAGGAGCATCAAGTGCAATAGGTTCTGGTACTCCAGGCCAAGGTAATAATGGTGGAAATGGTGGTAGTAATCAAGTAGGTGGTGGAGGTGGTGGATCTGGCAGTACAGGTGGTAATGGAACTGCTACAAGCACGGGAGTAGGAGGTTCTGGCGGATCTGGTACTGCTTCATCAATTACAGGATCATCAGTAACATACGCTTCAGGTGGTGGTGGTGCTGGAGGTCAAAATGGAGGCACAGGCGGAACTGCTTCAGCAGGTGGTGGTGCTAATGGAGGAAATGGGGGTTCAGCAGGTACAGTAGGAGGTACGGCTACAGCCAATACAGGTGGTGGTGGTGGAGGTGGTGGCACTAATGGAGATACTTCACCTTATCCAAGATTAGCTGGTGGAGCTGGAGGTTCGGGTGTAGTTATTTTATCTGTCCCAACTGCAAACTATTCAGGTACAACGACAGGAAGTCCTACGATTACAACATCAGGTGCTAATACAATTATTAAATGGACCTCTGGTTCAGGAACTTATACAGCTTAAAGATTTTAGGAGAAACAAATGGCATTTATATTAGGTGGAACAACAGGCGCAGGATTTCCTAGCTGGACAACAGCAGCAAGGCCTACATCACCCGCAACAGGACAAACTGGATATAACACAAGCTATGCTCAGCTAGAAGTTTATAACGGTACTTCATGGGTCTTAGTTTCTACTGCACCTACATATACTGCTTCATATTTAGTAGTTGCTGGAGGCGGAGGCGGAGGTCAAAATGGACCAAATACTGGACGGGGTGGCGGAGGAGGTGCTGGTGGATATTTAACTGGTACTACAACTCTAGCTGTCGGTACAGTTTATACAGCGGTAGTAGGTGCTGGCGGATCTAGTCAGACTTATGGATCTTCTGCGTCTGGAAGTAATTCTACATTTACTGGATTAACAACCGCCATAGGCGGAGGTGGTGGCGGAGCAGGAACAGATTCACCAAATAATAGAAATGGTGCAAATGGTGGATCAGGCGGTGGAGCGGCTACTTATAATGGATCAGGCACAGCAGGATCTGGTACACCAGGACAAGGTAACGCTGGTGGATTAGGTACTGAAACAGCACCAGTTTATGGATCAGGCGGAGGTGGTGGGGCAAGTGCTGTAGGCGGATTAGGAACTTCTTCTGCTGGTGGTAATGGTGGTGCTGGAACCGCATCTTCTATTACAGGTTCTTCAGTTACATACGCTGGTGGAGGTGGAGGGGCATCATATACAACTACTGGCACAGCAGGCTCAGGTGGAGCTGGTGGAGGTGGTAGAGGTGCAGGTGATGGAAATGGCGGAGGCGGAGGTGCTGCAATTGCTGGAACTGCAAACACTGGTGGTGGTGGAGGTGGAGGCGCTAATGGCACAAATTATTCTGGTGCTGGAGGTTCGGGTGTAGTTATTATTTCAGTACCTACAGCAAATTATACAGGTACTACAACTGGCTCACCGACCGTGACAACATCAGGAAGTAATACTATAATTAAATGGACCAGCGGTTCTGGTACATACACAGCTTAACAATTTTTTAACACAAGGAGAAGTAAATGTCACATTTTGCAAAAGTAACAGACGGTAAGGTAACGCAAGTTATCGTTGCTGAAAAAGAATTCTTTGATACCTATGTAGATTCTACACCAGGTGAATGGATTCAAACATCATACAATACTCGTGGTGGCGTACACTATGGTCAAGATGGTCAACCAGATGGCGGTGTTGCATTAAGAGGCAACTATGCTGGTATTGGTTATACATATGATCGTGCTAACGATGTATTCTATGCACCTAAACCAGGTGATGATTGGGTATTAAATACAACTACATGGACATGGGAAAATCCTAATCCAGCACCAGTAGAACCACCAGCTGCATAATGAAAATCCTAGCTGGGTTTTTAATTACAGTATTTTTAATACTGCTAGTTGAGCTACATCTTTCATCACCAGCTCGCGCTGAAACTACTGTAATACAGAATAAAGGGATGCCGGTACCTAGTGCCATGGCTCCCTCCATGTCTGCATTTAGTCAAGATGTTTGTGCTGTGCCTGTATCAGGTGCTGGCAACGTTGGCGTATTTTCTGTTTCTGCAGGGACGGTACTCCTTGATCAGAACTGTGTGAAAATTAAATTAGCCAAAACATTAAATGACTTAGGTTTAAAAGTAGCAGCAGTGTCAGTATTATGCCAAGATCAAACTGTATGGGATGCTATGGAGATGTCAGGCTCACCTTGTCCTATGGGCGGTGCTGTAGGCGCAGCTGCAAAGAAAGCTTGGTTTACTAAATATCCAGAAAGATTTAAAAAACTATATGGTGAGGATTACAATATTCCTGCTCTTCCTCCTACTAAGGAGTAACGCATATGCTTACTGTTATGCGACGCAGTGGTCAACTTATGGTCCAGTATATTCAAGTCTTGGGGTTACGGATAGTACAACTATGCAAGCTTGTCAGGCTTTGGCTTGTCAACTTTATCCACACATTCCCGAATGCGGTTACACTATTTCGCAACCTGCTTGCACAGCTCAAGTTGAATATAGAACTTTGTCTTGCCCGATTCACCAATCAGGTGCCATTAATGAAACTAGGACTTATGAATGTTCTTCACAAAGTTGGGGAGCTTGGACAACAACTTCTAACAACTGCACACAAGATCCTCCAACGTGTGTTAGTTCTACTGAAACGAGACAAATAACATGCCAAGCTGGTTACACTGGATTAATAACAGAATCAAGAACTTCGATATGCTCGGATCCATATGGTTCGCCAACTTGGACATCTTGGTCAACAACGTCAGATACTTGCACGATGACAGCGACGAATATCAACAACCCAGTGAGCCCTATAAGTCCGATCAGTCCAACAAATCCAAACTCGGTGATAAGTCAGCAAGTCACAACTGCTCCAGTACCCCAAACAGAACCTGTAACTGTGCAGGATCTAAGTGCGCTACCGACGGGGAATCTGGACACTACTTTGGCAGTAACACCAAGTGGGAATACACAAAAATCAGAAAGCACATCTGGGACAGCATCGACGACAACGACAAGCTCTACAGTAAGCTCAGTAACACAAAGTACTACGACGACATCGGGTACCGTGAAAGCACCAGAAACACCGAAGGGTAAAGAATTAGTACCAGGCTTTGGCATTGTATTATCAATGCAGCTTTTAAACTCAGGCTACAACCTGCAGCAATCACAGATAGAAGAACAAATAAAACTCATACAGGAAGAAGATTATGGACGACAACAAAACATACTCCTTGAATTTATCAGCGCAAATGATACTGGGGATTATCTTATCAGTGCTAGTGCCAATAGGTGGCGCAGTATATTACGGGATAACCCTCTTCAACGATTTGACCTCGACGATTGAGGAAGTAAAAAAGATGAGCACAGTTGAAACAAGAATCACAGTGCTTGAAGATAGATCTAAATCAGTAGAACGTCAATTAGTCGATGTGATGATGTCTAACAATCGTGCATTAGAAAAAGCAAATGAAGCTTATGGTAAAGCCATTGAAGCTAATAGCGTTGCTAAAGGTACCGCAGATAAAGTTGTAGATACTGTAACTAATGTTAAAGACGAAATGAAACAATTAAGAAAGGCAATGGTTAACCCATTGAATAACTAATATGCTATCAATTATCTCAGCCTTACTAGGCATCACATCATCAGCGTTGCCAAACGTATTAAGTTTCTTCCAACAAAAGGGAGACCAGAAACATGAACGTGAGATGGCTCAATTACAAAATGCTCAAGCTTTGCTTATGGCAGAAAAAGGTTTTGCTTCACAAGAAAAAGTAGCTGCAATAGAATTAGAAGGAACGTACGCAGAAACGTACGCTCAAGAACGTGTAGCTTTATATGACCATGATAAACAACTTATAGAAAAAGCATCTCAAAATGTAGTAGATTTAAATGCTAAAGTAAGACCTTATATTACATTTATGTTTGTAGGTTTACTTGTATTTGTAGATATTGTTTCTTTAATCTGGGTTCTTGTATTAACTGCACAAAATCCTAACTTAGATTTCTTTTTAACTGCATTAGATAAAGTGTTCTCAACTGAGGAGATGAGTATTCTAGCGTCCATTATCGGATTCTGGTTTGGGTCTCGTCAATGGGAAAAACATAATAGTAGATAATGAAGACCTCAGAACGTGGTATCCAACTTATTAAACATCATGAAGGCGTGCGTAATAGGCCCTATAAATGTCCTGCTGGCCTTTGGACTGTTGGTGTTGGTCATCTTATCGGGGACGGCAAATCTTTGCCTGCAGATTGGAATCGTACTTTTACAAAGGAAGAAATAGATGGACTTCTTATACGTGACTTACGACGCTTCGAGTTGGGAATATGCAAGATGCTACCTAACGTGCCTCTTCGACAAGGTGAATTTGATTGCTTGGTCTCTTTTTCCTTTAATTTGGGCTTGGGGGCGTTTCAAAGATCAACACTCCGTCAAGCGCTTCTTAGGGGCGATAAAAAGGCGGCTATGGAATCGTTAGTGAAATATTGTCGTTCTGGTGTTAAAATACTGAAAGGTCTACAAACTCGTAGATTGGATGAACGTGCACTTTTTGAAAGTAAATAATGCCATTAAGTAAACTCATATTTAAACCAGGTATCAACAAAGACCAAACTGATTATGCTTCAGAAGGTGGTTGGTACTATATGGACAAAGTTCGCTTCCGTTCAGGGTTTCCTGAAAAACTAGGTGGCTGGACTGTAAAAACGTTTGATCCATATGTAGGTTCTGCACGTAGTATATTTACTTGGACTACAACAGATGCCAGTCGTTTGGTAGCAGTAGGTACCAATGAAAAAATCTATGTAAATTCAGGCACAACTTTATACGATATTACTCCACTTCGTATTACTTATACACATGCATCAATCCCTAGTTCAGATAATTGCTTTAAAACAACATCAGGTTCTAAACTTGTTGAAATATTAAATATTACTTCAGGCATCGAAGACGGTGAATGGGTTACATTTAGTGGCGTCACAAATGCTGTAGGTGGCGTTCCTGCATCTGACTTTAATAAAGAATTCCAAATTGATGTTATTAGTGGTACGCCCTATATCACTGTTGCAACTACTGCAACTTCTACTGCAACTTCTACGGGCAATACTAATATTACTGCAGCATTCCAAATTAATATTGGATACTCAATAACTACATTAGGTTATGGCTGGGGTGCGGGTCCTTGGTCTCGTGGCACATGGGGTTCAGGTTCTACATTACCTGTTTATTTCTACCCTAGATTAGAGTTCTTTGATAATTTTAATAATGATTTAGTATTTAATCTTTGGGCAAATGATCTTTATTATTGGGCATATGATCCAACATTTACAACTCGTGCGGTATTATTAAATTCTATTTCAGGTGCCGTTGCGGTTCCTCAACAAGTTAATATATCTTTATTTGCAGCATCTGGTCACTATGTAGCTCTTGGTTGTACTACTTATGACCCTTTAGCTTCTGCACCTAATTATTTAGGTACTTATGATCCATTACTTATTCGTTGGGCAAACGTAGATCCTGACATTGGTCCAGAACCAGAAAACTGGAAACCAGAACTTACTAATACAGCAGGCTTCTTAAGATTACAATCAGGTTCTCGTATTGTAGCAGCAATTAACTCTCGCCAAGAAATGCTTATCTTTACTGATACGGCTTTAACTTCTATGCAATATTTAGGTACACAAGAAGTATTTGGTTTACAAGAGCTATCACATAATATTTCAATCGTAGGTCCTAATGCTGTGATTGGTATTAATAACGTAGTTTACTGGATGGGTCGAGATAAATTCTTCACATACTCAGGTCGTGTAGATGCATTACCTTGTACACTACGTCAATACATATTTAACAATATCAACTATGAACAAAGCCAAATCTTTTTTGCAGGCACTAATAACGAATATAATGAAATTGTATGGTTCTATTGTTCACAAAATTCTAACGAGATTGATCGATATGTTATCTATAACTATAATGAAAATATCTGGTATTACGGCAATCTAGAAAGAACTGCTTGGATTGATGCAGGCGACTTTGCTAAACCTATTGCATTTGATAATGGCTGGGTTTATTACCATGAAGATGGACCTAATGATGGACAACCACTTGGTGCACCTCCATTACCACTAAGTGCTTATATTCAATCTGCTGACGTTGACATCGATGACGGCGATAAATATATGCTTATACGTCGTATTATTCCTGATGTTAACTTTAATGGCTCTCAAACAACTAATCCTGTAACAGGTACTGCTATAGTCCCACAAGCAACTATCACTGTAGGTGTACGTAATTTCCCTGGTGCAGCATCAGCTACAACTAATGCAGAAGGTGTTACAACTGCAGCTAACGTAGTAACTTCAACAGCAACGATTGACCAATATACTAACCAAGTATTTATTCGTGCCCGTGGTCGTCAAATGAATTTTAGAATTGAATCAAGCGGTGTAGGTACACAATGGCAACTTGGTATGCCTCGTGTAGATGCACGCCCAGACGGAAGAAGGAACTAATATGGCAGATTATATTGTTAAATCAAAAGCACCGGCATTAGCATTAAGTCCTATTACATTTTCACAACAACACTTTGACTTATATAGCCAACAGCTTCGCGTTTATTTTAATACACTTGATAATGCAAATGGACAGACAATTGTAGAAGATAACAAACTTAATGCACTTGTATGGCTTAATGCAGGAACGGGGATTTTCTGATGGCTTACAATAATATAACTCCACTACAACTAGGTCAAGCTGCGATCACAACTTCATATGCTACGATTTATACAGTACCTGCAAACACAAGAACATATGTTAAAGACATGGATATTGTTAATACAACTTCAGCTACTATTGGTATTTATGTAAGTTTAGTTCCAAGTGGTGGTACAGCAGGAACTTCTAATGCATTATTTTATAATACACCTCTACCATTAAATACAATTGTGCAATGGGCTGGTTCTCAAATATTAAATGCAGGAGATACAATCCAAGTTAAAGCATCAGCTACAGGTTGTACTATTACAGTAAGTGGTGGCGAAGCAGTATGAGTATTGCTTACTATCCTATTAAACCTACATCATATGGGGCACAGATTCAGTTCCCTAATGGTGCGTTTCATCAGGATGGCTATACTACATTAACTGTAGCTATACCAAATCCAACATCAACGGCAGATATTGATGTAGTTTCTACAGCTGGTTTTTTAGATGCGGGTGCATTATATATAGGTCATGAGTTAATTAAATATACGGGCAAGACTGCTACATCATTTACTGGAATTACAAGAGCTGCTTATAGTTCTAGCGGATCTAGCCATCCTATTGGTACTTATGTATCAGAAGCTCAACCTGTGCCCTCACCTACATCGGCATTAACGGTTGTATTTACAACGACAGATGCAAGTAATCAAGTTTATATAGATCCGGCAGATAAAACTAAAGTAGTCCATTCTATAGCTGGGTATTATAATATTCAGTTTAGTATCCAATTACTTACTGAAGATAGTGCGGATAATGTGACTTTATGGTTTAGACAAGATGGTGTTGATGTGCCATTTAGTGCAGGGGTTGCAACAGTTCCAAGTACACATGGAGGCTCTCCCGGTACAGCTATTATTTCATGGAACATTGTTTTACCATTTAACGCAGGGCAATATATACAATTATTAATGTCATCAGATACAGGTAACACAGTAGCGGCTACATATCCGCCAGGTACAAGCCCAGTACATCCCGCTTCCCCATCAATCATTCTTACTTCAACGTTTGTATCGGCGCTGTATTAATGGTATTATTACACTAATTATGAAGGATCTTTTATGACTACATCCCACACAGCTCACGGTTTAGCTTCCTTAGGTCGCCATGGCGATACTATGCTCGTTCATATGAGCCCACATGAAGTGGCTGGACTTAACTATTTAGCTAAAAAACAAGGCACTAGCTTAACTATTAACCCTCATACAGGTCTTCCAGAAGCATTTAGCTTAGGTGGATTCTTCAAGGGTTTATTACCTATGTTTGCTGGCGCTATGACAGGTGGTGCTGGTATGCCTTTATGGGCAGGTATTGCGGCAGGGGCTGCAACGGGGGCTGCTACTAATAAAGATCATTTGATGGGTGCATTAACCGGTGGTTTAGGTGGCTATGGTGGATTTAATTTAGGTCAAGGTTTTGCAGCTGCGGGTACGCCCACTCCTCCTTCTGTTGCTACTTCGGGATATGTAGATCCTATGACTGCAGCTAATGCTACAGATGTAGTAAAACAAGGTATCGCTAATCCTTTATCTGGTATGAACACGGGTCTTCAAACTCAAAATCTATACCCAACTAATTTATTAAATCAAGCAAATGCATCAGGTTTTGCGGGTTCTGCAGGTACAGGAGCTACGGGTGTAGATAAAAGCTTTTTAGGCGGTCTTGATAAAATGGGTTCAGGTATTAAAAATATAGCTACTGGACAAGAAGGCGCATGGGATAAGTTTAAAAACTATTATACTCCAGAGGGTTCAAAACAAATTAGTGACTTAGCAGGCTATAGTAAAATTGCTATGCCTATAGGTGGCGCTGTTTTAAGCGGAATAGAACCATCAGATATTTATGGCGAACCTATAAAACCAAGCACTAAAGATAAATATGATCCATATTCAACACTAAGTTTAGGTAATGATACTGGTCTTCGATTAGTTGCTGAAGGTGGTTATATTGATGGATATGCAGTTGGTGGTACAGTTACTACAGGCGGTTTAAGAGATTTATATTCTGCGACCGACACACAAACTAATCCAGCGCTAAGCCGTGATGGTTATGGTGTAGGAAGATTAGATTCTTTAGCTCGTGAACAATCATTAAACCAAGCACAAACTATGGGATATGCTATGGGCGGTCCAGTAAGCTTTGCTGATGGTGGCGATGCTACAAAAGAAGATTTACCTGCGTTAGATCAAAATATGGGATTAGGTTCAATAATACCAACTTCTAGCCCTACAGCATCTGCACAAACAGTGCCTTCTCAAGCAGTACAAACTGCAGCGGCTACATTAGGTAATGCACCAAGTTCAGACGGTAGTATTGTGACTCAAGTAGTAAATAATTTAAAAGCTGATCCTAACTATCAACCTAAAAATCCTATTGAGTCTGCTATTGTTAAACAAATTAAAGGCACTGACCAAGCTCAACAAGGTCAAGGTCTCGGTTCATTAGCACCTAGCCAACCTATGGCACCAAGTTATAATCCTTCTGTGGCTATGGGTCCAACTTATTATGCTGGTATGAATGCTCCACGTGGTTATGCTCATGGTGGTTACTTAGATGGTCAAGGCGATGGCATGAGTGATTCAATTCCTGCTACAATAGAAGGTAAACAACCAGCACGTTTAGCAGATGGTGAATTTGTAGTACCTGCAGATGTTGTAAGTCATATTGGTAATGGTTCATCTAAAGCAGGATCAAAAAGATTATATTCTATGTTAGACCGAGTAAGAAAAGCTAGAACTGGTCATACTAAACAAGGTAAAGAAATTAAACCAGAAAAATACATGCCTGCATGAACAAAGTACAAATTGTAGCTCCTAATAACATATATAGTGTTTGGAGTGATATAGATAGTTTTTTAAATGCTTCACTTAATACTGCAACAGGAGATTGTACTCTAGAGCAGTTACAACTTTTATTAGTACGAGGTGAGCAAACTTTATTAGTATCTACTGATGAGAATGGCAAACTTAATGGTGCTATGACAGTAGAGTTTCAAAATAGACCAAGTAACCGAGTGATGTTTATTACAGCCCTTGGTGGTAATGGAATTGTAAATAATGAAACATTCGAGCAGGTAGAGAACTGGGCTAGAATGCAAGGTGCAACAAAAGTAAGTGCTTGGTGCCAAGAGGCGCAAGCTAGATTATATAAACTAAAAGCAAACTTTAACACTGTAAGAATGGTTGTGGAGAAAGATTTATGAAATTATTAAACTTGTTTAACTGGGTTCAAAACCTTGTAGAAGCATTTACCTTTTATGGTTCTGGTGGTGGATCAGGTGGTGGAGGCTCACAAACTTCTACATCTTATTCTACTAACTTACCTGAATATGCTAAGCCATACTATGAAGAACTATTAAAACAAACAGGTAAAGCAGTATATACTACAGGCCCAGCTGGTGAAGTTACAGGCGTTAAAGGCATGCCTACTTATGAAGGCGAAAGAATTGCAGGGTTCACACCAGGTCAATTAGCATTACAAAAAGAAGTAGCGGGTATGACAAGACCAGGTGGTTTTGGTGCTGCTACAGCAGGTCTTACAGAAGGTCAAAGATTAGGTTTTGGTGCTGGTGCTACAGGTCTTACTCAAGCCTTCGGATATACACCTACAACAACAACTGGTGGTACATTTACTCCGGGTGCTGCTTCATATTACATGTCTCCTTACTCAACTAATGTTACTGATATTGCAGTTCGTGAAGCAGAAAAACAAAGAGACTTAGCTAAAGCTGCTGGTATGACTGGTGCTATTAGCCGTGGTACATTTGGTGGTGCACGTCAAGCATTATTACAAGCTGAACAAGGTCGTGGTGCTGCTCAAAATATTGCAGATATTAGAGCTAAAGGTCAACAAGAAGCATATACAAATGCGCAAGCACAGTTCCAAGCTGACCAAGCTAGACGTCTACAAGCTGAACAACTTAATCAACAAGCTCAACAATACGCTGCAGGACTTGGTAAAGACATTGGTCTTGCTGGTATTACTACAGGTATTGATGCTTCTGCTAAACAAGCTGCCGCTGCCGCTGCTCAACAAACTTCTGATCTAGAAAGAATGAAAGCACAAGCTGCAACTGAAGGTGAGAAACAAGCCTTACAACAAAAAATTGATGATCTTAAATATCAAACCTTCCAAGAACAACAGAACTATCAAAAACAACAACTTGAATACCTCAGTAATATTCTTAGGGGGAACGCTGCGGCGCTTGGTTCTACTCAAGTTCAATACACACCACAACCTTCAACCATATCTCAAATTGGTGGACTCGGTTTAGCAGGTCTTGGTTTAGCTAATGTACTAGGCAAAGGATAAAGCATGAATATTGTTAAATTACAAAACGAATTAAAAGGTGTACCTGACAACGCACTTATTAATTATGTGCAAAATCCTACTGGCCAAGTACCAAGTTACTTAGCTTTATCTGAGTTACAACGTAGAAAAGAAATGCGTGCTAACTATGAAAAACAAAAAGCACCTGAAACTACAGTGGCAGACGATATAAAACAACAGTCACAACCTAGCGGCCTTGCGATGCTAGCTAAAAACCCTGCACAAGGTAATCCTACCATGTCAAGTGCTCCTACAGAACCAGGTGTTGCTGGGTTACCAGTACCTGATCAAATGTTTAGCGGTCAAGGTATGGCAGCTGGCGGTATTGTAGCGTTTGATGAAGGTGGTCATGTGCCTAGTTATGCAGGTATAACTGATGGTTCTTATATTTCACCTAACTTTTATACAGCTTCTCCAGATCAATCAGCTGCTATGGCTGATGTACAAGCTAAAATTGAAGAAGGTAAACGACAAGCCGCTAAAATTGCAATACAAAAATCTCAACAAGGTATACCACTTACAATGGATGAGAAAGCACTATTACAAGAACGCGGTGTAGTTAACGCTATGTCAGGTGCTACTGCAGCGACTCCAGTAGATTTACCAAGTGCTCCTACCGTAAATAAAAAACCTATATTAGACACTACTCAAAATATTGCTACACAAGATAAAAATGTACCACCTAAACCTATTAATCCATTTGAAGGATACCCAGGTTCTTATACGCCTGAAAAAGTAAAAGGTATCGCAGAGTATGGTAAAGAGTTCCAAGATTACTTAGGTGTAGATCCTATGAAACAACAGCTTGCGGATAGACTAGCTAAGATGGAAAAAGGTGCGACTGAACAAGAACGTATTGCTCCATGGATGGCTTTAGCTCAAGCAGGTTTTGGTATAGCTGCGGGTAAGTCTCCATATGCATTACAAAATATTGCTGAAGGTGCTACTGCAGGACTTAAAGCTTATGGTGAGTCTAGAGAAAAAATGGCAGCTCTAGAAGAAAAACGCTTCTCATTACTTAATGACATTGCTAAAGCAGACCGTGCAGAGAAAATTGCAGTTGGTAAATACGGTGCTGATAGTAAACAAGCAGCTGAAGAAAGAAACTTCAAAGAAAAATTACAAGATAAACATGATAAAGTTCTATATCAAATCAATAAAGAAGATAACTTAGCTGCATTAAACAAAGCTACAGCAGGTAAACAACCTACAGTTACAGAGAACTTAAAAGCTATTGAGTATATTAACGAGCATTTACCATCTAGAGAAAAAGAAATCTTAGCTGAACTTGGTGGTAATGCAAAAGAAAAAGGTTCTAAAAACTACGATGAATATTTACGACGTATGGAAAAAGCTAGACAAGATTTAAGATTACAAGCATTAACAGGTAATCCATCTGCTGGCACTGCAGCTACTCCAAATATTGCTGCTACATATGTACCTGGTAAAGGCTTTCAATAAAACCTAGAACATGCCTCAGTTAATTAATATTCAAGGTTATGGCGTTGTATCATTCCCAGATGATATGACCAAAGATCAAATTGCAAGCGCAATTGAAAACGAAAAACTACCTGAACAAAAACCTTTCCGCCCTGATTACACACCTTCTGAAGCTTTAGGTCATGCTTGGGAGCGTGGTAAGATGCAACTTAGTTCTGCATTTGGAGATGTTATTCCTGCAGCGGTAGGTTCTGCATTAGGTTTTGAAGATTATGCTAAGCGTCAAATGGATGAAGCGACTGAAACACAACGCATGATCCAAGCACAACATCCTGCCGAAGTACAATCCTATAAAGAAATTACAGGTCCTACAAGTCTTGGTACTTACGCTTTAGAAACAGCAGGTGAACAAGCACTTAATTTATTAACAAGTATTGGTCCTGGTGCTGTAGGTCGTGTTGGTGCTGGTGCATTAGCTAAACGTGGTTTAATGGAAGCAGCTGAAAAAGCTGCCGCAGAAGCTGGTCTTACTGGTGAAGCTGCTCAACTATACGCGGCTAATAAGTTAAAAGAAGCAGCACCTGAATTAGCTAAGAGACAAATGGTTGGTCAAAACTTAGGTATTTACTTAGGTTCATACGCACAAAACTATCCTGAATTATTTCAAAATGTATACGATGCTACAGGTAAATTAGAACCTGGTGCAGCTGCGTTATATTCTTCAGTCAGTGCTGGTTTAGATTCAGCATTCCCAGCTTACGTATTTAAAAAATTAGCAGGCCCAGCAGACAAACAGTTAAAGATGTCTATCGCTGAAAAGATTCTAGAAAAATCTGGTATGAAACCAGGTGTACTTAGAAGTGCTACAGCCGCACTCGGTGAAGGCATGGCAATGGAAGGTTTAACTGAGTCAGCTCAAGAAGGCATCAGTATTGCAGCAGAACGTTTTATTGCAGATCACCCAGAAGTATTTGGTTCAAAAGAGTGGGATAGAATTATTGAGTCTGGTCTACGTGGTTCTATTGCTGGTGGTATCTTTGGTGCTCCTGCTGGTGCAGTAGAAGGTATACGTGGTAAAACAGAAACTAAAGAAGAGCCAGCTCCACCTCCACCAGAACTAGGCGACTTAGCATCAGCGAATGTGTTACCTGGTGCACCACCTCCTGCCCCACCAAGCGGTGCTAAAAATATTCCATACGAACAACAAGCCATTGAAAAATGGAACTCAATGAGTGATATTAAGTTTGATCAACTTGCAAACGAAGATAAGTATGCAGTGATTGATGCTATGAAAAAAGGCAAGCTTGACGAGAAACTTGTTGAGGAAATACAATTTAAACCACCTATTCAGGAAATGAGAGTTAAAGATGAAGGATTGGTCCCCCCAGCAACTACACAAGATATTTCGTTACTTGGACAGCCCGTGGAGCGAGGATTACCCGGAAGAACTGAAAAACGCCTCGGAGCTGGACCTAGCGACACTACAGGTATTATTGGACAACCTGAAAGAGGAAAAACGCCAGAGCCTGGTGCATTAAAACCAGAAGACTCAATTAAATTCTTTAAAGGCGCTGAACCTGAAACATTTAATCAAGCAGTTAACCAGCATAAGAATCGTACTAATAGAGTACTGATGCCTATTGATCAGTTTTTAGCGTTAGCTAAAGAGGATAAAGTAGACGCTGATAAACTTAAAAATGCTAGAGAAATTGTTGCAAAAGGTGGTCAATTTGAAGATAGAAACTTTAAAGGTATCCCTCAATTATTTTTTAATACTTCTGAAAAAAATCCTACCGTTGCTAAAGTAACAGGACATGAAGGAAGACATAGGGCACTAGCTTTAAAAGAAGCTGGATACACTCATATGCCTGTAGACGTAGAAGGAAATATAAGATGGTCTGAACAGTTTGATAGAAACAATTTTGATTATCAAGAAAATCTTCCTATGCATTTAGCTAATGAAGATGGTAATTGGGCTATGCCGTTCCCGTTTAATCGAGAAGGTAATCAAGTAGATGTATCGATGCCTACTACTCCACAAGAATCAAGAGCAGCTGCCCCAACAACAGGCGAAACATCTGAATCACTTATTAGCCATCTAGTAAAAGAATTTGGTAATAACATCCGCAATGCAATCAAACGTGGTGTCATAGGTATTGTGAATGATGTAAAAGATTTACCTCGTGAGATTCAAGATAAGATTGGTGCCTCTACAGTAGGTGCATACCATAAAGGTAAATCCTACATTATTGCTAACCGAGTATCAAAAGATACTGCACGTCGTACATTATTACATGAAGTAGGTGAGCATCAAGGTTTAGAAGGTATGCTTGGTAAAGATATTTATAAACAAGTATTGCGCCAAGTTAAACAATTAAACAAAATGGATCCTGCAGTTACGGCAGCACATGATCATGTAACTAAAATGTATCCTGAATTACAACCTAATTCTGAAGCTTATCTACGTGAAGTACTTGCTAGAATTGGTGAAACAGCGCCACAAAATACTATTTGGCGTCGAGTTGTTGCTGCAGTTAAAACATTCTTAACTAAAGCTGGGTTATATAATCCTAATAATATGACGTCTGCTGATATCCAAGACATGATCTTGCATTCACTACGTACAACATTAAAACAAAAAGAGACAGCTGCGCCAGCGATGGCATTGCAAGCTAAGAAAGACCTTAATCAATATGATGTACAAGAGTCTAGAAGTTTAGTAGATTCTGTAGGTGAAACAATTAGATCTACTCCAGTTTATAATAGTAAGCTTGGCCGTGAAGTACGTAACGTCTACTCTATTATTCCAGATAAATTAAGAGCTCTAAGTATGTCATTCTTGTCATTACCTCAGATGACAGAGTTATTTGGCACTGAATTACCTGCACTTAATAAGATTTTAGATACTATTAATAGACGTGGTAATGTCTTAGAACAACTTCGTGAAAAAGTTGAACATATGGTATTTGACGGTGTTGACATTCTTAAGAAGTACCCAAAACCAGTTATAGATAAATTTAATGATATTGCACATAAGCTTACTGCTAACCGTATCGATCCTAGAGTAGCGAAGAAAGACCAAGAGAATTATGATGAAGAACTTATCCGTGCTTGGAATAACTTACCTAAAGAATTAACTGACTTAGCATATAAGTATTCTAATCAATACGCTGAATACCGTAATAAAATGATTGATCAAGTAGAACGTCGTGCAGGCAAGAGTATTGCAGATCAATTAAGAACTCGTTTTGAAAATGAAAAGATTTCATTCTACTTACCACTACGTCGTAAAGGCAATTATAGACTTGCTTATAATGATAAGAATGGTGAACGCGTTGTAGTTCATAGAGAATCCCCTGCTGAAATAGCTGATGAACAAAGAAAAGCTCAAGCTGCAGGCGGTAAAGATTTTGAATCATCTCTTATTACTCGAGAAGTAAACTATAAAGATACACCTCCTATTGGCTTCGTTAAAAATATTATTGACTTACTAGATAAGCAAATGGTTATTAATGAAGAAGACCCAGTACAACGTGAAAGCAAAGAACGACTTATTAATGAAGTTTATAAATCATACCTAGATCTATTCCCAGATGAATCCTTACGTCAACAAATGCGTACTCGTGAAGGCGTAGAAGGATATATTAAAGACGTAGTAGGCGGCTTTGCTGATGTAGGTTCTAAACTAGCTAATCAATTATCTAACCTAGAATTTAGACCTGAGTTAGATGAACACTATAAAGAGTTAAAAGATCAAGAAGCAGCATATAGGCAAAATAATCCTGACTTTAATCAAAACAAAGTGATTTCTCAAGTCGCTCAAAATATGTATGATCAAAAGAAATTCTTAGACAATCCTGTAGCAGATAACTTATCTTCTAACTTAGGTTGGTTCAGTTACATGTGGCATATTGCAGGTAACGTATCTTCTGCGCTTATCAACTTAACTCAAGTTCCTATGGTTGTAGTGCCTATGCTTAGTGGTAAATATGGTTGGGGTGCTACATTTAAAGCTTTAAGTAATGCATATGGTACTTATAGAAAAGGCGGCTTTGATACTAATAGAAGATTCATGCCTGACTTTAGCTTCGGTGCTAATTTAAAACCTGGTGATAAATACTACAAACTTTATCATGCAGCGGTAAGTCAATCAGCACTTCGTCGTAACGTAGGTTATGAATTGACCGAAATGCGTCGTTCTACAGCAGATGAATTTACTGGAACTAGAGCCAAGATTGAGACAGGACTTGGTTGGGTATTCGGTAATTCAGAAAGATTGAATAGAGAAGTTACATTAATTGCTGCATATGATTTAGGTATTGAAAAAGGTTTATCCCCAGAACAAGCTATTAAAGAAGCAATTGATATTACAGTTAGATCTCATTCACATGCTTTATCTGAAGCTGGTCCTAAGATGTTCCAAACTGGACTAGGTAAGGTTGCATTTACTTTCAAACGCTTTGCTCAAACACAGATTTATAACGTAGCTAGACTGTTTCATCAAGCATTCCAAGGTGTTGATAAGCCTACTCGGTTAATTGCACAAAAACAATTAGCAGGTATTATGGGTATGACTTATGCATTCTCTGGTGCTCAAGGCTTACCTCTCTACGGCGCAGCTAATATGTTTATGTCTGCTTGCGCAGCTATGTTTGGTGATGACGATGAGCCATATGATTTTGATGAACAAGTTCGATCAGCCATCGGGGATCTCGGTTATAAAGGCCCACTCAATAAATTAACAAATCTCGATATTGCTTCGAGAACAGGTTTCAATGGCATGGTATGGCATACCGATGACCGACGCTTATCTGAAGTTGGATTTGCTCCATACGTAGCAGAACACTTCTTCGGCCCAGCTTACCAAGCTTTACTTGTAAATCCTGAACGTGCAATGACACAATTCAATCAAGGTGAATCAATGAAAGCATTAGAGACTATGACTCCATCTTTCGTGAAGAATCCTGTTAAAGCATTTAGATTTGCAACAGAAGGTGCATTAACATCAAGCGGTGCTAAAATTGTAGACGATGTAAGTGCTATGAGTTCCTTCATGCAGATATTTGGATTCAGTAATGCAGAGCTATCAGAGGCTTATGCTAGAGCTAACTCTATGAAGAAAGCTGAACAACTAATTCAAGCAAGACGTACTTCTATTCTAGACTTATATTACCTAGCTAAGATTTCAGGTGATGATGAGATGCTAGCTGAGATTGATCAGAAACGACGCAACTTTAATGAAGCTCATCCTTCATATTCAATATCTACAGATACATTAAGACGTTCTTATATTGGTAAGGAAGAGCGTGTTAAGAATTCAGTAGACGGTGTTTATCTTAATAAGAAACTTAAGAATCAACTTATAGAAGAATACGGCGATTAATTAATACGCCAGGCTCTAACACCTAGACAATTGTCTTTCACTGTAACAAAAGCTTTCATTTTGACCCCAGCACGTTTAGCCCCCGTCTCGATTGCATAAATCATAGGCGAAGGCTTTAGCGTAGGAATAAAGAAACTTTCCCCAATGGACATTGCTTCAAAAGGGAATACCCATTCAGGCTCAGTGTGTAGACTCATCTAATCCCTTTAGAATCTCTTCAGGTAGTGAGGATAGATTAAGTTTATAAACACTTGTTGCAGCTTTACCAAAATCTTTCCATCCTGCATTCATACGCTTCTTCACATCTTTACCTGTTTGAATATCAATACCTGCTTGTACTAATTGGAATAAGAATTCTTTTCTACTTACAGACATCTCGCCTAGGTACTTATCAAATTCAGTCTTAGATATATACATCGTATGACTATCATTTTCTACACGAATAACCAATGCAGTTCTAGGTTCCATAATCATCTTACCGTCTTTATAAGCTAGGATGCCAGTTTGATTCTTATTGACATAGTCTGATAGTACAGATTCATAATCAACACTATTGACCTTAACTACGTTATCTTTAATTGTAATCATTTCTGTTACGATACGTTTATAAACTCTAGTCAAATCAAAGTTTGTAATACCGGCAGTGTTAGTTATTTCGCCTGCTGTCATTGCTGCAGCTACTAAGTTCTCATAGAATCGATAGGATGTATCTTCACCAAAGTCTTTCTTAAACTTCAAGCACCATTTATCTATCATGTTACTGATTGATTGTTCGCCTGTGGTATAAACAGCTTGGACAAATTTAGGTCCTGCCCATCCATAATTAAATCTAAAGCTATCAAAAATCTCACGGCCAATCGCTGCATCAGTTTTAAATACGTCTGGCTTGCGCACAGATAATTCAATAAGCCGTGCTACTTCACCATTAGGGTCTTTCTTCAATGTCGTTAACTTGTCATATAAAGAATGATTTGATGTAAAGATTGCTATTAATGATGCTGACATCTCATGGTCTCGTTCTGCATTGACTGATGCTTGCATACGGATCTTAGATTTACCTTGTGAAATCTTATGGATTAACTGAGATAGAGTCTTAGGTAATATGTTACCCACTTCGTCTAGACCAAATGGAATATTATGTAAGCCTAGGTAACGACCTGTCATACCGTTCTCTGTTGCATCTAACACGGATAAATCTTTAGGGTTACCCCATACAGATAAAGCTGAATATAAAGCACCAGTCTTCGCTGCACCTGATTCACCTGTTAAACATATTGTCACGCCGGAGGTTGATGTGTAATCCATCAATGCTGAGCCAAACCCTGCTAACATAGTAAAGGCATGTAGTTCTAAACTTGGTTGATTAAGTTTATCTGCTGCAATCTTCCAGTTATCAAAGCTACCTGCAGGTGCTAAATGCTTAGCAATACCTCGGCATAATGGTGATGTTGGTGATGATACATCTGTACCATCTCGTAAATACTCGGTTCCACCAATTACAAAAGATTCTCTGTTAGGTGTCCACCCCATCTGCATACGCATAATTTCTGCAGAGGATTTGTTCATGAGGTACTGTCCCCACTTGATTATATAGTTCATTAAATATCCTACCTCCTTGTTTCCTGGATTAAATAACACGCCATTACTTGCTATGACTTCTTTGAATTTCTCAATAGCATAGACATGTTTAATTGGTAATAAAAATTCTCTTTCTGGATCATTAGGTAACATAGCTTTCATAAGTAAGCATTCACCGTCAGCCACACTGAATATACGCTTGACTGGATAGATGTCATACAATGATACAATGATAGGTTCTTTAGCTATCGGTACTCCCTCTGAATCATATTCCATAGGAGGTAAATAATAGATACCGCCATTCTTACCATATACAAACGGTTGTAACTCTTGTGGTAAACCATTAAGTTTAGTTGATACTTTAGTTGTAGTTGTGGTTGTAGTAGTAATTGTTTCTAGTACCGTCTCACTTACGGCAGGTGATATTTGAAGTTGATTACTAATTCCTAATGGGTTAGCCGGTTTGATTTTGCCTTTAAACGGACAGCCGTCGCATCCACCTGGATTAACATTGTTAAATGTTTCGCATGACTGAGGCTTACCTCGTGTTGTTTCTGCCTTTCTGATGGTTGCTATTTTGTTATAGTCAGGATGATCTTCCGACATCATGTGAATAGCTTCGTCCCCATCAGAACAATTTCTAGCAATAGAAAGCCCTGCCCACCATAAAGGTTCTGGCACTTCTTTAGCATTCTCTAATATAAACTTAATCTGATTACAACCATTACCTTCTAATGACTTGATAGCTATGTCTTTAAACTTGGACTCATAGTTATCTAGCTTTAACATTTTCTTCTGATCTTCACTAAGTCCTTTAGGGATAGAAGCTAGAATATCATCATGTGCTACTTGGACTTCACCTAAGAAGTTCTTAAATTCTTCATAAGAATAAACCGGTACATCTTCAGTCAACATATAGGTACGACTTGGTGGATCAGATTTTTGATTGAATGTATCAGGGCAACGTAAGATACGTGCTACGTCTGCAGTAACAACTGGATCAATCTTAAGTCCTCTACCTAAACAAAACTCTTTAAACTTTTCAGCGTAGGGTTTCCATTCAGGTGTAGGGATATCGTGATCAAGAGGCCAGTATGCATGTATACCACCGCCTGAATCTACTTTAACTGGAGGAGGTAAGCCTTCTTTATTAACAAAATCTTCTAATGCTTGATTAGCTTCGCCTTTAGATAAATAGCCTTTACCTTCGCCAACATCAAGATCAACAAAGAATGACTTGGCTAGTATTGCATTTTCTGCTTTACGACTATAGCCATCGAATGAACTTAAGGCTACGAAGATATTAGTATTTGTTTTGATGAGGTCTTTGACTGTTGGTTCTATGTCATCGATGTTCTCAACAAATTTGTGTTTCATGTATGTACCTTCGCCCGGGTCTTTTGTTGCTATGCAATACACACCCTTACTTGGTAATACTTTCTTATAAAATTCTGTAATCATTTGCAGTTTCCTAATTTTTTAGTCAACAGTATCCCACCACACAAATTGTGTGTTTTTAAAATTTACTACGGGATATCTCTATTCTACTACGTTTTTATACTTTGTCACGTATTGCGTTTAAATAATTTTTAGCCACGGTCATATCCGGCGCAGGTAATATACCTTTGTCAAGTCCTTGGTTAATTTTTTCTATAAACTTTACGATACGCTCATAATTCTTTTCTCTTACATATTGACCGCGAAACCAACTATGTATTGACATCCTAGATACATTGAAAGCTTCTGCAACATAAGAGGTTGGGAGGTTTGCTTTTACACAAACCTTACCCAGTTGTACTCCGATACGCGTAGGATCAGCTTTATTCAATCCTAATATAAATTGTTCACTATATGGTCTAGCCATTATTTTCTCCTATGACTTTGCAGACCATTTATTAATGATAGAACTTACATCAGCTTTTGGTGCAGCTGGTTGCGCCGGTGCAGGTTCAGTTGCTCTTAATGTTGGCTCAACAACATCTGCTTGTGGTTGTGGTGTATTAAGGGTTGGCTGTGCAACAGGTGGAGTATCATCTGCCTCTTGGAATACTCGTAGTGTTACATAGTTTTTAGCCTCGTCTGATTGGCCTACATTGTTTAATGTACCTAACATATCCATAGGCACGGCACCACTTGGTTCAAATAATAACTTCTGATATGTCACAGATTTGTCGAAAGAAATCTTAGTGATCACATTGTTATTATTAATACCGCTTGCAGCAAGGTATCTAATATAGGTTTGGAACGGACGCTTACCATTAACTTCATCACCAAAGCAAGACTTAGGAGACAAGATTAATTGCATTACTTCTGTAGGTTTTGTAGGTTGAACTACTGCAGTTCTCCATGATAATTTACATGCAGGAGTCGCACCACGAATACTATGCTTACATTGATTACATGCAGGGGCTTGCGGTTCTTTTACTTCTGCGTCAGGTGTCTGTGCATTATTAGACCAACATAGTGGTTTAGATTTAGCACCTGGTGTATAAGCGCTACCATAGAATGTACGTGAAGGTGAGTGAGCCATCTTGACAAAGACTACTTCAATCTCTTTATCTGTAGATGCAACTTCATTACCATTCACTAATAAATTAAACTTACCGCCATCCGTAGATAGACGTCTTGTATTAGCACGACCTGCAACTGCTAATGTATCTTCATTAAGACCGCCAGGGGCCATTAAAGAATTTTGTTGTAACTGCGCTATTAAATCGGTACTCATATACTTCTCCTTATTTTGCTGTTGGTTTTCTTACTACTGCTCTAAATTCTCTTACGGAACTAATACCAGGTGGTAATCCATCACCGCCATGATTAGCCATAAACTCTCTAAAATTACTTTGATGAATCTTCTGCGCTAATAACTCTAGTGCATTTTCTTGGATCACGAATTGTTTAAACTCATCCCAATTACCACATGAGTATTCTTCTTTTACAGACTTAGTAATTGTGCCTGCATTAGTACGAATACTATCTGCGCCAATATGGTTACACTCGTCAATCAATACAGCTTCAATCTGTTTTAATTCTTCTTCTAACTGCCCACTTTTTGTAGTGTACTCACGATATAGAGTACTCTTAGCATCTCGTATTGTCAAGTAAGTTTTTACTAATTCTTCTAGTTTAGGGGCAGAATTAGAATCGGCCTCTACTGATATACCTAGATCTTCATTTAAATTTTCACTCATTTATTTCCTCCTTAAAAAACTGAATGGACATTTTGATTTCTTACCAAATATTTTATCTTTATACGAACTAATTAAACTCTTAGCGGATTCGTATCTTTCATTTAATGATTGTTTTCTTATTACATCTTTTGCATATAAA